CCCGCTCGGTAGGGGTTTCGGCAACACCGGCCACGTCTTCCGCATAAGACCGAACAATGCGATGAATTTCATACAAGGTCATAAGGTCGTCGTTACGGACAAAAGCAGATGTTTGCATCTCAAGCTTGCGCTCGAAGTCGTATCCAACAAGAACCGCATGGTCCGCAATAGGTGTATCGTCGTCTTCACAGAGAACACCGTCCTTGGTATAGAAGTACAGGCTTTGCGCCTCATAACCTTCGACGCCATCAACATACTCCTCGTAGCTGATAAGATACGGTTCGCCGTTCTGTTCAGCGTGGTAGCGGTTCAGGACTTCGGCTTCTGCGGCAGCTTCCAACTCTGCCTCGTAATCCTCATCCCGCTCGAGCTCTTCAGGCTCAGGAGGTTCTTCCGCGGCTTCCTCTTTTTCCTCCTCTATACGCTTAGCGAGGTCTTCCATCGACGGTTTGTTGTAGTTGATGCGGGCTCGGCCCTTGGGTTCAGAATATAACTCCTTGTTAATGAGTTGGTTGGCCTTCGCGAGACTTTCCTCGCGCTCTTCATCGTTCTCGTCGGAGATTTCAGGAGATTCATACTCGGATTCAGGTTCATCGGCCGCATTAGCGGCAAACTGCTCCGCGAGATACTCCTTATAATCTTCCATTTCAGCATCGAAGTCTTCCTCGAGCCGCTTCTTACAAATATAATACCCGGTTGCGACTCCAGCGCCAAACAACCCGATACTAAGGATAAAAGTTGCGACTTTGTTCATGATAACTGCTCCTTTCGGTTTCCATATTAATTGCTGCTTGCCATGCTTCGAGCGAATCGTGTTCATCTATACATAACCAAGCATGTGATAAAATGTGCTCTTCGGTCTCTGGCTCCAAGTAGTATAACTCACATAACATACCATTTCGGTCGACCAAAAGGCCGTATTTTCTCGTCTTTTTCCACTCATCGAGTTGCCAGACGTCAAACAAGTCATGAAAATCATGTAGAATATGGTTATCCTCATCAACAAATCTGTTAATTGTAGGATAATACCAGAGACCGTAGGCACTATCAGGAGGACCTTGGTCATAGATTTGCCTCATCGGAATTCTTCTCTCAGTCGTTTCAACTCAAGTAGAATCCTATCATCAATATCACTTACTTGTGACAGGTCGGGTTCGCCAGAATGAATCCTACTCAAATCTACAGGACAGTTGTAATCCAATTTAACGAGCTCAAGTGCTTGTTCAAAATCTTCGACGGCTTTTTGGCCGCCCATTTCATACACATCTTCCGGGACTGTGTTATGAATAATGCTTGTAACTGCTTTAACCGGACCGAAACCGTTCACCCCTGTGATATTATCGGACTTGTCACCTACCAAGGCCTTATAAATGGTAAATTTGGTGACGGGGATGCCGTATTCTTCTTCAAATTGTTTCTTATCGATGAAGACACCCGGCGCTCTATAAATCCGTGTGCGGTCCCAGGCGAGAAGCTGTTGTAAGTCTCTGTCTCCGCTAAATATAACAACGTCTGTCGTGTACTCGTCAGCACAATGACAGTCGACGCATGGCGTTTTACAGAAACAGCGATGACATTGGTCTTTTACGATTGATGCAATGACATCATCAGCCTCAGCACCCGGATAGCTGACAAGAGGCCAGCCAAGCTTCTCGAGTAGCTCGGCCAGCCCTTGACGGTACGCACGGAATTCCAGATTTTCAGGAGGTTTACGGTTTGCCTTGTAACTCTTACAGAGCTTAGAGCGATTCAATTTGGAACGACTCTCGCCGGCAAATATAATTTCGGTCGGGATTCCTTCTTGTTTGGAACGGTGGACACACATCCGCAGCATGTCAAAGAATTTGCAGAATGCAATCCATGACTCCTCGCGGCTAACGAACCATGCCCTGTATAGAAGGTTGCTCCAATCAACAAGGATTAAGGTTTTTGTAGCGGAAATATCACTATTACCACTCATTCCGAGCCACGTTGGAGTCGAAAATCATTCCATCGATGTTAAAATCGAGGATAATCGGGTCTCCATCCTTTCCATAAGCCCAGTTACCATCAATTCCACGAGGCTGGAATGAAATATAACCATCGCCGCGTTCGCTCTTATATTTCCAACCGGCAATCATGCCAGCTTCAGTGCGCGGGAAGCCAAGCTCGTCAAATACGTCATTGATTGTGACAAATGTTCTGGACTTCAGAAGGTCATTGAAGTATTGCTCTTTTCTCGCAAGGAATTCGAGGTTATAATCATGCACCTTGCTCCACTGAGTGGAACCGGTCCAGCTGCCATATTGGTCGGGCTGGTCTTCCTCGAAGACACGAGAGAAGCCGGATACCTTCACTCCATTTACTTCCTCGGATTCCTTCTTGACTTTCTTTTTCTTTCCAGTTTCGGGGTCGATGACGGTCTCTGTCTCTTCGACAGTCTCTGTTCCATAACGGAAGTGAGCATCTTTAGCTTCGCCGAGTTCCTCAACAACACGCTTACGATACTCAGAGAATGCTTCCTCAACCACCTTATAAGCGGCCATAAGCGCCACATTGCGCTTGCTCATGATACGATGTGCGCCAAGAATACAGCCAATAGAGGCGCCCATGAGCGTCACTGCAGGTCCATAAAGCTTGATAAACTCAAGACCTGTCTGAACGGTAATCACCGTACGGTCTTTTTTCGCGTCTTCAACAGTATACTCCTCGTGGAGTTCGCCGGCATTGGCCAGCTCGATGGTCTTTTCGACCTTTTCCATCTTCTCTGCATGTGTATCGAGAACATCCTCGCACTTCAGAGTGGCCCGGCAGGCCAGAACAGTGGAGCCTAAGACTCCTGTAATACCCACTCCCATGAGAATCTCAGGTGAGTATTTTTTCAGCGTGAACCCTACACGTCCACAAATAGTTTTTACGTTCATTGATATGCTCCTTTCAAAATATAAATGAAATAGAAGAACCCTAGATTTCTCTAAAGTCCTTCCGGAAGGTTACTTCCCAAATTCCAACTTGGTGGTCAAATCGCCCTTGAACTTGTACGTGAACCTATGTATAAGGTGCGAAACAAAAAGAGAAACTCATTGTTTCCAATAAGTCCTCTTACCACATTGTTCGGATTATGCAATTCGTAATCAGCACTCTGCAGAATGTTGCTGCCGAATTACTTCGTTTCCGAATCCTCCGCGGTCTCATCTGTCTCATCGTCCGTTTCGGAATCGCCGTCAGCCTCATCGCTGTCGTAGTCGGCCAGCCTGTCTTCTGCAATTGTCGTTTCGGACTTCTTCCCGAGCACGAGTGCTCCGAGAACCAATCCTCCAACGGCTCCTGCCGCAACAAGCAAGGTCTTCTTCAACGGCCATTTCTTCTTGCCGGTTTCTTCCTCTACGGTTTCGACTTCCTCAGCCTCAACCTCGATAGCATCCTGAACTTCGTTTTCATTCATGACTTTTACCTCCTGTTTTTGTGTATTGTTTTTACGTTTCTTTGACATAATAATACCTCCTAATATAGTTTCATTATAGGAGATGTTAATGATGCGAGAAGAAAGAGGCCAAGCAACCCCTTTCCCAGTTTTCACTTCTTTTTACCGTCGTCCTTGATGTATCTCACAACAAGGTATACGATTGCTAAAGCAATTACCAGTTCAAGCACTTACTTGTCCTCCTTTTTCTGACTTTTCGGGGATTTGTTCCTTTTCAAGACTTCCTCAACGATGCCGTCAAGCGTCATAAACGCACAAATGGCGACCGCGATTCCAAACATGGAACCGAGTTGTCCTCCTATAAGTACGCATAACGCGAACAGACCGAATTCGAATTTCTTCATAATAACATCCTCCTTAATAATTCTATTATAGGAGGTGTTTTAGTCGCGATTAAAGGTTTTCTCACGAGCTGAAGCCATAATCCGAGTAATCTCGTTTATGGTCTTTGCTTGTTTGATATGTAAGATGACATCTTGGCCATAACGCAAATCCTTAGCAGCTTTGATAGCCTGCTCCCGATAAACCTTTAATTCTTCGGAGACCATGGGTAGCATCACTCCTTCGAAAAATATAAAGAAAGAGCCTAAGCTCTTTCAAGGTCCTTTAACCTCTGTTCTTGTTCGCGAATGTCGCATCTAAGCTTGCTCTGCTCGATGTCCAACTGAGCCATCTCGGCGGTCAACTTCGCCATTGTTTTGAAATCTCCCTTAATAGTAAGTTCGCTTTCCTTTCCAACTTTGAAATTAACCTCAAGACCCTCCGTCGATTCGATAAGTGCCAAAACTTTCTTCAACATATCAAACATCCCTTTCGTTAAATATTTTCATTATATGAGATGTTTATTCTGCGAATATAAAAGAAGGAGAGGCCCTTAGGCCTCATCCTCCTCTTTTTTGAAGGTTAATTTCTTCTTGATTGATACCGCTGTCGCCTTTGTTTTCTCCCAGGCGAGTGTCTGAACTTCCGGATTGTTAGCAAGTATTGTGGCTCCGGCCATAAGCACGGGACCCAATATTCCTGTAATCCAAAGTCTAACCTCTCGGCTGGTTTCTACCTGACGATGTGTCATAATACATTCCTCCTAAATATAACTTTCGTTATAGGGGATGATTATGTTGCAGGTTGGAGAAGAGGTTGATTACCTGTGAAATCAGGTCCTTTGGCTAAATCCATGCCAATTAGAACCTTACCAATGATGCGTGCAAAGTGCGGAAGCTCGCGAAGAAGAACCGGAACCAAAATATCACGCCATTCGTCCTGCTTATGGCCTTCACGAGCCCTAACAATAGCTGCAGCGTTCTCATAAGACATGGTGATGGTGCGTTTCTGGTCATAGGAACTTGGAAGAAGCTGAATCAGCTGCCACCAATAGATTTTCTTGACGGTTTCATCGGTTTCCTGCAAATATAAATCGCGGAAACCATTAAGAAAGTTACATGTCAATGTCAGCAGGTCCGTCGCGGTCATTTTGAGGCCGGTTGGTTTCATATCGTTCGTGAGAATCTCGAAAGCATTGTCAATTAACAAATGCTCATGCGAGAAATCATCGATTGTGAACGGTTTTGCCGTAATCTTATGCATGGTGGAACAGGAATTGGCGACGGTACCAACTTTATAGGTGTCAAACTCCTTCCACCAATATAACGGAGCCGTGATGTCAAGACTGACCGTGATTTGCCGCATAAACTTGCGGTGGTCTGTTCCGGCCTTAAACAATTTCTGCATAAGTGCTAAATCGTTTTTACCGAGCTTGAATCTGCACGGATAATCATCCGGGTCAAAATCAGCAGTTTCATGAAACAAACTATCCGACTTATCCCAGCTGTTCATAGGATTACGCATACCGCGAATCGCGTGCTCGAATCCCCAAACTTCCAAATGTTCAACTTTTAACATGGTGAGACTCCTTTCAGAATATAAATGTATACTGATTGTCACTGATGAGTGTGACGCCTAAGTCCTTATTAAAATAAGGCTTAGAACCTTGGATGTACCTACCAAACTTAACAATAACAGGACCATCATAGGATTTGGCAGCAGGCTCAAAGCCACTCCAATACAAATCATAGTCCTCCATGTCAAATCCAGTGTACACAACGATTGGAACAGAAAGTTTCATCTCAGTAGCCTTTGAAATGAAATGAACAACTTCAGAAAGCTGCTCAAAAGGCTCGAGTCCGCCGATGACAATGGCTTCACTGATAGGATTATTCAGAAACCTTTCCAGGATTTCTTCATCCGGGAATTCTTGGGTTTCCAAAAGCATTAAATGCTTGTTTTGGCAGCCTTCACACTTGAACGTGCATTTATCTGCCACCAAAAGCATAGAACACTGTTTGAAATCGCCAAAAGATTCATCGATGATTTGTTTTAATCGCATAGACTTTACCTCCTCTAAGCAATATTAATCATGAAGAAAGAGAAAAGAGAGCCGAAGCTCTCAATTCGCTACATCTCTTTTGCAAGTAGCTTCTCATACTTTTTCTTCCAGTACTTAGACTTCTTTTCCGCTTCGTTGACCATCCGTTCAATCTTATAATTGTTGTCGGTCCAGACCATCATTAGCGTCCAATAACGTTCTTCGTATGTACGATGCATATGTAAAGCATCTTGCGCCATAATATTAGCGCATTGACATTCTTTTCTCTTTTTCATGATTAATAATCTCCTTCGTGATTTATTTCATTATAGGAGATGTTTTAATTGCCACGATAACGAGAAAATAGAGCCATAGCACCCTTAAAGTCGTATTCGATTCCGTCAGGATTTACCAAAACCGGAAGTTTTGTCATCCCATCAGGATAATCACGCGACTCTATGTAGGTTTTGCGGTTCTTTTCAAGCTCGGCCTTCAAAATATCACATCGCGGACAACCATCCTTGGTATAAATGACAAAATCCGCCTGCGTTTTGAAATATAAACCGCAGTCACATTCTCCTTCAACCATGTCACGAAAGTCTTTGCACATACACTTGGTATCGGGAGTACGTTCTATCCGACAGGGACAATAACCATCGTTCCGAGCAAGCGCCGCCTCAATCTTTTCAGGATTGTTGCATTTTGTGATAATCGTGGTATCCATTTTACTCTCCTTTTTCTGTGGGCAGGAATACGCGTGTCACATATTCCTGAATCCTTGACGGAATCCAGTTCTTAACCAAAGTTATGAAGCCGACAGGCCTTGTCGCCTCACCAACCTTTGGTTTACCGCACCAACAAGTATCGCCGTGGAACCCGTGCTCGTCTTCGCAGACTGAGATACGGATATTAAAGGCCTTATAGATGACGCCTTTCTTGGCGAGCTCTTTCTTGAGCTTCCATCTCTGTTCGGAATTGGTAAACGGAGCCTCGATGTTCAAATGAAGAATCGAACCGCCGCCACATTTCTTATCCAGATGCGCAGCGAACTCGCTACGGTCGTTGATGGAACGGTATTCGCTCAGCGGAATCCATTGATTGCTGTAACAATCGGTGCCGATGGCCTCTTCACCAAAGGTAAGCTTATCTTTCTGAGCAAGCTTTACGCAAGCAGACTCCCCGGGAATTTGCTCGATATTGATTGAGTAATTCTGGTCGGCGGTGAACTGTTCTGTGACGGTCTTGAAAATGTCGAGAATAGTACTTTCAAACTCCAAAATATCACTATCCTCAGAGAGTCCGAGAACCTTAGCAGCATCGTACAGGCCGATGAATCCGACAGTATTGAACTGACGTTCAAGCTTCGCAAGCTCCCGGTCATAGAGCTTCAAAGCTTTCTTATCAATAAGGTCCTGAATGACTGCCCGAATACAATGCAGATACTCACAGGCCGCCAGGATTTCCTTAACGAGCTCTTCCGTCCATTGATTTTGATTATCGGAAATATCACGACGGCATGTATGAGCCCAATGCGGAAGGTTGATGGTGATAACACCAACAGAACCGATGTTTAGGTCTGAGCCGCCAATGAAGTTGCTGAAGCCGCTAAGCTTGTTGTTCATATCATCGATGTTGTTCAGAACACGGCAGCAGGTGCTAAGAGTTGAGATGTCTGTGCCGTCATACTCGTTTGCGTTTTCCCAACGCATGTTGAGGTCACTGAAGCGGCGAGCTGTTGCTTCGTTGACGAACTCTTCGGCCTTCTTGTCAAACAAACAGCAGTCGGTAATAACAGGAAAGGTCATAACCTTGTTCGCCAAAATATCATTGACGCATTCAAGGAAGAAACATTCCAGCTCAACGATTTCATCAACAAATTTGATGACGGGTTCGCCGTTCGGGAATAGCCGGTCGCCGAAGAAGTTCTCGATGTATGATTCATCCATACAGCTAACGTTTGTGAATGCGCTTTCGTTCATGCGCATTTCGCTGCCGTTAAGCTTATAGACGAGCATCTGGATTTGCTGCTTAAGATACTTCTCAGGGTTGGAAATATAACCCTCGCGGACATCCTTATCCCAGAAATACCACATATACGGGAACAGGGCCGGCATACCAACGGCACCAGTCGTTTCGCGACAAGTGACGGCGACAAACTCAATGACGTGCTGGATAAAAGAGTCCAGATGCTGTGCGGGGCGGTCCGCAATGTCGGTGAAGTAAGCACCCTTCTCAACAAGCATGTCAAAATCGTAGGCAAAACAATAAGGCTTGGTTGAGATGTTCTGAGAATTGTGGGTGTAAATTGCGCCGACAACATCATCCATAAGGAACTTGTGAGCTTTGTATTCGCCGAAAATATCACAAATCTTGTTGAACAGAATGCGATAGTTTTCGGTCTTCTCGAGAGGATTGTTGAACTCCTTGATAAGGATGCCCATGTAACGGTCGCGAGTATTCGCGTTACCATCATCGGCTTTACCTTTCTTCTCGAGTTTAGGAAGCGTGACGGCATATTCGCCAGTCACAAGGTCCATGACTACGTTGCCGAGTCCGGACTTAGCGTAGTGGGCCGGATATTTCTTTTGCAAATATAAAAGAGTTTCAAAAAAGAGTTTGTCATTCATTAGGTTTTTGCCTCCCATTATAGTTGAGCTGAATGCTCAATGATTCGTTTTCTCCAAGTTGCGGATGAACATCTACCTCCCAAGGATAGATGTGGTTTTTTTCGCAGTACTCTTCCACTGAGGATTTAAGAGAGGAAAAGTATGCGTCATAAAGCTCCTTAAGTTCGGGTTGCATTTGGCACCTCCTGACGAATATCACTTGAGCCAAACCCTCCGCTACCACGGGAAGTTGTGCTCAATTCCTCAACCACATCAATTTTTTCAAAACGATAAGGTTGGATAATCAACTGGCACAGCGGGACCATAAGGCCCCACTGTCCGTTGATTCTGACGATGTCGGCGGAGATGTTCTTAATCGGTAGCATGATTTCTCCTCTGTAAGAACTATCAATGATGCCGACGTTGTTTGCAAGAGTCAAACCCTTTTTATGTAAAGAGCTTCTAGGATAAATGGCGCCGAAATGGTTCTTGGGTATCTCGACATGAATCCCGGTAGGTAACAAATACGTTTGCCCCTGCTCGAGAACGTACTCTTTAGCACGGTCGACATACAAGTCCAATCCAGCAGAACCATTATCAGCGTACCGCGGCGTTACTGCTGTTGGACTTTTGGTGATTCGCATGCTTCTTCGCCTCCTTTAGGTATTCTTTTTCACGGCGCCTCCGCTCTTCACGATTTCTGCCGCCTTTGGCGTATTCTTTTGCTTGAAGTTTAATGATTCTCTGGTCCATCTTAATACTCCTCTCCAAATATTTCGGCGACCATCGCCATTGCATGTTCGAGGCACTTACGCTCCTCGGGATTTTCGAGCTTGTGAATGCCGGTGGCGCAAATATCACGGAAGCAACTCCAGCATATCTCTTGCTCGTCTGCGAATTTACCCCATTTTAGGGTCTTTCCGCATTTCTTGCAGTGAGTATCCTTACAATCGCAGCGCTCACCCGGGTCAAGGTGAGCACCACAATCAGGACAAGTCTTATACTGTGCCATTCCACACATCCTCCTGTGTAATAAGATGACAATGCAAACCCGCATGGTACAAAGTTTTTCATGCTCGCACCGAATGGTATTTGTTGTTTTTAGCACGCTATCGTCGGCATAACAAGAGGTTGTTTGAACTGTAAAAACGCCATGCGTACAATTTTTGGGCAGATGTTCAACGGTCGTTCATCAATTGTTGTTGCCATTTGAATTCCTCCTTTACAGCGGTCGTGCCGGCGGCAGATTCAGTACGTAGCCATCGCGAGTTCTATCGGTTCGAGCATCGCGAAGATTTGTCCAACCATATTTGTTGTCGGTGAACTGGGCGTCGATTCCGGAAAGCTCATAGAAATCTGACACGGATACCATTCCGTATTCAAGTGTCATATCAACCATATGGCTTAGAACCGTTTCAGCCTCTCCTCTGCTGCCAAACACAATCTCTTCAAAGTCGTGTCTTGCACGAGAAGTACGGCTGACATCACGCCGGTCATCACGCCGGTCATCGCGATAGTAATTGCCATAACTAACATAGCTTCGACCGCCATTTCTTATGACATTGCTCGGTCTACGAGAACGTTCGCCAAACAACATAATCTCAACGCCGCCACTGACCATGTCGTTAATCATCGCCTTGAGGGCAGGAACCAATACGTCGTGTATGACATAATCACCGACGCTCCGGCTTTCATCGCCCAAGAATGATTCCTTGAATTTCTTACCCAGGGATTTTTTCTTCTTGGATGCGGGGCGTTTTACAACGGGTTTAAGCTTTTCTCTTTCTTTAGAATCCTTTTGCTCAGGTGTAGCCCTTCGAGCTTTATCTGAGTTATTCGGAATGACATCGTTCAAAGAAGAACGCGAAAGTTTTGATTCAGGTTGTGCCATAATTAGAAGCTCCTTTCGAAATATAAATAATAGAAGAGACTTTGTAGTCTCCTCTATGTAGGGTTACTCTTCTTCCGGCGTAAAACACGCTTCCGGAAAGTAACCGTCATCCGTCGAATCTTTCTTCGCGGACAAAGCCTTCTTGCCGAACAGCACTGCGGCCGTTCCAAGCAATACGCTTCCTCCAACGATTAAGACCTTCTTCAAAACGCTCTTTTCTTTCATAGCGATTAACTCCTTTCAAATATAACTCTCATTATATGATGAGATTAAGTTGCGAACTGTTTGAAGATAGGAAGGTTTAAAGAAATGAAACCTTTCTTATTCTTGGAATAAGAGAATGCATCTATCTCAATTACCTTTCCTATAAGATTATTATCAGCGGCCATTTCATACCTTTGGGTATTATTAAGACCGGAACCGACGCGGACTGGAGTGGTGCACCCGTCGACTTCGCAGATAAGAGCTGCAACGCCGCCCTCGATTTTTGTGCCAGGTCGAGCCATTTCAACATCGATAATCCTCCCTTTAAACTCTTGTAATCTTTTAACCTTAAGAGACGTCTTACTCCGGCCAGGAATATACATAGCGCCCATATCCATGAGCATAAGACCTTCGCCGTTTTGCCGCATTTCTTCCTTCATAATCTTGGCAATCTTTTCGTGTTCATTACCATAGATTGTGCCATAATACGGAACCATAATCATGGGTTCGTTCTGACCAAAACCAGAGAAGAGTCGAGACAATTCATCATGACGTTCTTTACCAGTGCGTAAATCGCCACCTGGTTTGAAAATATCAAAGCAAATTGCCATCAAATCTTCTTTATTATCGGGATACTGCTGAGAAGCTTTACCAGTTGTTTCGGCGCGAAGAACAAAGCTAGGAACCTTTGCAAAATATAACTCTCGGTCAACCAGTTCGCAATCATAGACGGTGTCGAAAGGAAACCATGGAGCTTCTAAGAATTTGAAGATATGTGTTAACCACTTATCTTTTTTGTTTGTGCGACTGTATGCTGATACTTGACCAGTATGGGATTTATAGAAGAGGCGCCGAACCCCGTCTATCTTAGATGTGATGCGCCAAGTCTTACCATCCAGAATTCCTTCAGGACAGTCCTTGATGTTCGTACCAAGAGCTGGTGTGAGTTGCACTGTTCAACGCCTCCTTTCATCACAAAAATATAAAAGACTTGATTAGCGGCTTCGAACCGCGTCCCCAGCGATTAAACTGGTGAGTTACCATTACTCCATATATTTAGCAAGTCTTTCATTATACTGTATGTTTTAAATGCGAAGAGGAGAGGCCTTTTCAGGCCTCGTCCTCCTCTGAAGTTTCCGGTTTGGGTTTTCCGAAGAATTCCCGAACACTTGTTTCGGTCTCGTCCCATTTTTCATCAACGTATTCGACCGTTCGGTCGGCCGCCATATTGGACAATGCAATCCCACCAACCCCAACAGCAATCTTTTTGATTCTGCCAAGGTTCTGCGGTTTTACAAGCCCAATAGCGCTGCCAGCAAGAACGCCGACTCCTATCGATGTTAACAGTTCAAGACCTCCCTTAATAAGTTCCAACTTCTTCATATAAAAGCTCCTTTCAGTATAACTTCATTATAGGCCTTGTTTACTTTACGACGGTGACTTCGTAATGCTTAGACCCGTTGAAGTTGACGCAAACCTTGTAAGGCTTGAGCGACAGACGCTTGGGCATCTCGTCAAGAATTGCCTTCGCAAGCTCTTCCTTAACAAGCTGGCCGCCGGGAATGACGGTGACCTTGGAATAGGTCAGACGCTTCGTCTTCTTGGAATAAGTAAGCTTTACATACTTTGTTCTCATAACGCAGATTCGCCTTTCATAAGTTTCTTGACTTCATCATTGTGTTCCCAGAGTAGTCGGGCCTCATTAAGAGCGTCAGTAAGTACCGCATCAAGATTGCCCTCAGTAACGTATTTCTTGTATTCATCCGGAATACGAGAATATAACTCGTCAATTACGTAAGAGCGCTTGAGTTTGCCGGTTCCTCCGCCAAATGCAATCTCGGCTTCAGTCACCAAATTAAGCGCAATCGGAGAAAGGTTCTCCAAAAGGCGCTTTATGTAGGCAATCTTTTCCTCAATCGGCATGCCGCGGAAGACAGAACCGAAACGTTTCATCCATTGATAGATGAGCAGGCTTGCCAGGACAACCAGCAAAATGCCTACCAAAATATCATCCCAGTTCCCAAGGAACCATTTGAGAATATCCATTAATAGTGGCCTCCATTCATATTCGCCAGCGTATCCATGCTGACTTGGTCAGGTACTTCTGAAGATTGGTACTGTTGTCGTCCATATTCTATCTTCAAAAGGTTCTCGCATTTGCTCTTCCAAGCGTAAAATGCAATAGCTGTAGCAGTCGGAGCACCTAAATAGGCCGCATAAGCGACAAACATTTGACTGTCAATCGGCATACCGAGCTTCCAATTGACAACTGCCGCTGCCACTACCAAGATTCCACCAAGCAGAGCCCCTATGAAATATAAAAGGACTACAATACTCAGGATGGACTTGGTAAAAGTCATCTTTTCGTCTTTTTTCATCGACTATGATTCTCCTTTCCATCCCCTGTAAAATATAAATGGTCTTCGGGGATTGATTGTACTCCTAAGTCGTAACGGTCATACGCCTCACACCATTCTCTAACTCGAAGTAATGCAATATCAGAGACGTTCGGTTCACCTTTCCAACGAGCAACCGGAGAGAACTGCCATACCTGCCCATTATTGGCGAGTATGACGTCCGTAACATTATCCGGGAACCCTGTTTCGCATCGAACGCGGTTCATTACGACACAAAGGACTAGTGAAATCTGGTCATAGCGTTCATCGTTTCCAAAATCGATATCGTATTCGCCATCACCATCAATATTTTTATCGCCACAGAGAAGTCTTGCCATAAGCACAATTTCGTCTTCGGTAAAACCATATCTGGGCGGTATAGGTTCAGGCTCGGGCACAGTTGTTGGCTCGAGAGATGGTTTAATTGAAACGAGAGGCTCTATTGGCGTAGGACTTATTGGCGGTTCGACCGGAGCGGCTGATGTTTCCATGATGACGGTTGGCTCCGGAGGTGGTTCAATCTCATCCTGCTTGGGTTGATGAGTTGCGAATAGAACCGTTAAACCTATGATTCCCAACAACATCATGATGAACCCTTCATGTTCCGTCATCCATGTCTTAACCTTACTCAATAAATTGTTCCTCCTTTAGAGAAGTTTAGAGGACCTGTTACGGCCCTCTAAGGGTTATTCTCCCTTGTCTAATTTGATTTGTATGTGCTCCGCTTTCACGGTAATCTTGATTGGCTTCTTGTTAGGTTCCTCGGCAGGAATCTCGAATTCTGTTTCCAGATTTCTAAATTCGCCAAGAATACCTTTCTTGAGTATCAAATTAACCATTACATCAGTGAGTTTCATAATAAATCTCCTTTCAAATGAGTTCTATTATACACGATGTAATAGTTGAGAAGCTAATCATTGTTTGTAATCCGAATTGGAATAATCGATTCTGGCATCCATTCGAGTTCATATCCATACTGAGACTCCTTTCAAAATATAAATGAAAAGGAGAAGGGTCCTTAGACCCTCCCCTTAAGCACGAAGCTCAGCGCTTTCGAAGTGACGATGTCAATCTTCTCGTGTTTGAGTATCAAGACGATGCCGAGCAGATTTCCGGCAACGACCAACATCGTATCCGGGCTTAGTTTACAAGATGGTTTTAACATCTCGTTATAAGCCTGATATTTTTTGTTCAGTTCGTTCCAGTCATCTTTACTGACTCCATCCGCACTCATCTTCAAGAACGTAGCATCACGCTCCTTCTTTATCTGTGCCTTTATGCTTTTCGGTAAGTGCATACGACCTCCTCCTTTCAAATATAACTTCATTATAGGGCATGTTATTCCTTAATGAACACAAGGAACCGCCCATCTTTCTGCGGGAAGACGTCAGGATAGACGGTTGAAGGATTCTTAACCATGTATTCACAGGCCTTCTCTTCTTCGTCAAAATATAACGGTTCCCATTGAACGGAACTGAGCTCTACGCCCAGTCCGCCTTCAGATTCGAAATCTGTCACAAATATCACTCCTTATCTGTCGTACATCGGATACACTTTGAAGTCGACAACTAAACAAGGCTGACCATTTGCGTCGAGGGTGCTCGAATAGTTCGGGTCAATTTGTCCCTTGTCGATATCGAAGCCCATCATGTCTCCGAGGTCGATGTTACTGAGCCCCAACTCATAATATAAATCATTGAGACTCATCCAATTGTCGTTTCTCAATTGGAAGTTCATGTCGTTTACGATTTGACGAATCGCTTCGTAACTTGACTTGAAGTAACGGCCCGACAATTTGTCTAAACACATCACTTCGCCGTTGCCCGTAAATATAACTTCGTTGGACCCAGGAGGATTCTTTTGAACCCGCTCCTGATTGATGTCATCACGGACTTTCCGCTCCTTATTTTGTCCAATTGTTTCAACGACTTTGGTCTGATACTCACGAAATGTAGCTTCGCTAAGTGAATACAAGGCCGCCAATGCAGCATTACGCTTAGAACTGATACAATTTGCTCCAATGATGCAGCTAATGGAAGCTGTTCCAACAACTGCTGCCGGAATATAACACTTCCATGTAGTTTTGACAGTGTCTACGGCGTTAGGCATCTCACCATGCTCGTCGTAATAGTCTTCCAAAAGCCCTAGAGCCTTAGGAGTTCCTCGTACAGCTAATACAGCTGTTGAAACAACACCAGCACAGCCCAAACCCGTCAAGATTTGAGGACTGTTTTTGGAGATTTTACCCCCGAGGTTTTTTAGCAGAACTTTAACGGGTTGCATATACGAATCCTCCTTTTAATCCAACGTAACGGGAGTCGGAAAGACGAGACGAAAGCCGCCAATATCGTATGCGGTTTCGATAGCAAATCCTTCAACGGACTTCCATCCGTATTTGGTGTCCGCGAATACGGACCTAACACCGAGTAACTCATACAGGTCGGCGACAGAACACTGCCCATAATCATTGACCAATGCGGCCGCCGATTCCAAGACCTTCTTTGCGTCCTGTTCCGATTCGACAATAATGTCATCGCCGTCAAACTTGACGTCTTCCTTCTCGACCATTGCGCGGAGAAGCAGGAGATAATTGATGGAATCAGTAATCTTCTCATTCCACATTTCCTCCGAATACTCCTTACCGGAGTTACACATGTCAAACACACTCACAATATGCTTGGCCCACATACCTGCAAGCGCTTGTTCTGGAGTGCCTCCCTGAAGCGCCGCGGCAACCTTGAAGTTATGCAGTCTGTCCTCGGTCGCATACTCCTTTGCCTTCTTGATAAGGACGTTTGTGCACCGCTCGATTTGAGCCTCCACTGCGAGATTGAATTGTTCGGTTTTCATAATACTTTGCTCCCTTCTGGCCAATCAAAGTCCATAACGTTATCACATTCTTCTGGTGTCCAAATGGATTCTTTGACCCATTTTCCGATGTCTGCCTCTGCGACACCGAATGCCCATTTAAGGGCTACGCGGAGATTTGGTCCTCCTGCCCAGACCGCGTTCTGGAGAGTTTCGATGACACACTTCTTCTTGTCTGATGTACCCCAAATATAATAGAGATACTCCTCTTCGGGATACATAGCACCCTCATTGGACTTGAACGGTTTACCAACTCTTTGGAAGCCGTTCTTCTTGAGCCATTCTTTAGCTCGATCGTTGAGTCCTATGTACATGGTGTAGCGCGACATAATCATTCTCCTTTCCAAAATATAAAAGAAGTGTTAGTATTCCTAACATGCCTCTCATTATACACTATGAAAAGTTTGTGATTAAGCTGAGAGCCTTTGTAGGCTCTCATACCGCTTATTCTTTTGGCGGATTTCACATGTCTGTAACTTTGAATTCAAAATTCTCCAGTTTTCCAAGCTCATTCAATGCTGCAATATACGCATCTCTTGACATGAAATCGGCATCATATGCGGCCTTCACAATGGCTATACCATTGGCCCTTCGCAATGAGTCCGAAATTCGTTGTACTCCATAATACGCATTATGCATCAAATTATTGTGCTCGCCCTGACTGATGGATTCATTGTACCAATTTAATTTCATTTTTATCCCTCCATAATAAGTTCTATTATAGGAGAAGAAAAGTTTGCGAAAAATTGAGACCCTCAGAAAATCCTGAGGGCCTCATAAGTTTTAAGAAGCTGTCCAACCGTAGGTACCAGGTTTCCATACATTGCCAGCCACATCGGAAGTCCAATGTTTTCCCTTATGGCTAACTTTAGCACCCTTGTCGTAAGCATCGTGTCCACCAAGTGGTTGCGACCATTCCGGCCATTCTTCGCCGGGATTACCGATGGGCGTCCACATACTCGGTGTAGCACTAGGCTTACGATTTTGTCCAGCATCGGTGACGTCATGAATTGACTTGTAGAGTTTGCCTTCGTCACTGACAATGCCGCCGCGCTTACCACGCCAATTCTCATCCCAGATGACGAAGAGGTCTGCATGCTCCGTAATGGTGACTTCGTCCATCATTTCGTTCTGAGCCAACGTCACAAATGTTACGCTTGCAACAAGGTCTTGGCCCATAATCTGCTGTCGCAGTTTACGAGCTTGTTCGTCAAAGTTCTGCATTACTCTTCCTCCCCCAATAAGATTTTCATAGCGTGATTAAGCGGCGCAACAAGCGCAAGATTTGCATAGACCTGGAACTCACGATATGTGAGCACGGCTTCTTCATATGTGTAGAATATAATTACGTCATCATCGTTCTCACGCAATTCTTCTTTCACATTACGGGTCAACCGTACATGTTCCGTATCAAATGCAATCTCGTCAGGATGCACCGTCGACTCGGAATAGTGGTATTGCAATTCCATTTTGAATTCTCCTTTCTCAGCTATAAGCTTTCAATAATTGATGATAGACATTCATCGGTTCAAACAAGGCATGGCGACCTACACGCTTTCGGAACTCATGGAAACTTATACCTGGTTTAATCCATTTACGATAGAAATCATATGTATTAGTCCAAGTGAGCCAACCGTAATACGACATCATTTGACGAATGCCGGAAATAGTTGCTTTTTCTTTCTTCCGAATTCGTTGCGCCTTTCGACTTGCTTTCAGCATTATAGTTCTTCTCAAAGTCACTTTGGTTCTATAAAACCGAAAGCCCATGAAGTCTAAATCTCGTCCAAGAGAATTCGGGTCTTCTTCCGGACCATGACTGAAGCGAAATACTTGCCAATTGTCTTTCAAGGTTAAGCCCAAGAATTCATTCAAAAACGCTTCGATTGCTTCTCGCATCCGATGAAGCTTCTTTTTGTTAGCGCCATAGATGACCATATCGTCCATATATCGAATGTAATACTTAGCACCGAGTTGTTCTTTGATGTAGTGGTCAAGCTCCATCAAATACCAATTACTCAACCATTGAGAAGTATAGAACCCAAGTGGAAGGCCGGATTCTGTAACTGAGATAATCTCAAACAACAAGTCAAGCATCTTTTGGTCCTTAATTTTACGAGCCAATTTTGCTTTGAGAATGTCGTGCGGAATATTGTCAAAGAATTTCCGGATGTCCATCTTAAGACAATACTTAGTGTTCTTTGGGTCACGCTTAATCCATTTCTCGACAACTTTACGCCCTTTATGGGCGCCACGGCCAGGAAGAGAGGCATATGTATGTTCATACATTCCCTTTTGGAACATAGGTTGCAAGGCTTGACATACAGCGTGCTGAACCAATAATTCATCGATTGTTGGTACGATGATGGTTCGAATCTTTTGAGTAATCCCGTCACAAATTTGTTTTAGCTCATGCTCAGCATTATGAAAATCTTGAATATAATCTGCAGTAGACAACATAAGAAAGTCATCACTTAAGTGTCTACGTTTGATTGTCTTCTTGATTCGTTTTGATTTCTTAGCATTTCTAACAGCCAATCGCAAATTAGCGGGACTAACGCAAGTTTCATATAATCCTTTGAAAGTTTTCATCTTTCTTATCCTCTCATCCATGTTCGACATGAAGTTTACTAACAGATGCTTGCGACGAGTTAATTTTCACCAAGCGGTGCGGTAAGGAGGTCGAACCTCCCGCTATAGAGACCATTATTGAGAGTAACTAAGGATATGAGTGAGAGCCGCGCCATTGTTCGAGTTCGTATTGGACGGCGTATTGTTCAGATTAACGTACGAGACGCCGGCTTGGAGCGCATTGCTCCAGTTGCCCCGAATAACGCGGTTGACGGCCTCTATAGCCCTAAAATATTTACTTACGTAAAAGAGGCTTTACTGGGGAACCTAGGTTCCCCAGACCTCTCCTCTCACGCAAGTGGTTTACAAGAGAGAGCCGCGCCAAAGGCCGAGTTCGCATGGGACGGCGCAATGCTCAGAGAAACGCACGAGACGCCGGCTTGGAGCGCACAGCTCCAGAGGTCCCCGAATAACGCGTAATAGGTTGCAGTACCGAACCAAACGACATCACATTCATATGTTGTGGCACTTCCACTTGCAGTTGTCGGGAATCGTCCACCAACATGTGTTTTTGTGGCGCTGATGTAACCGCCACTTGAACCGGAGATATATGAACCGAGGCTTAAATATCCCGCAGCCGTAATATTGTAATCAGATACCGTCGAGCCATCTTTAGTACCCCTTGTAAGTTTAATTTTCTGGTCGGAAGACACCAGCATATATCCAGCAGTTCTTCTCCAAATATTTCCCCAAGGATGCTCCATGCCGAAAACCTTAACGCCGGTTTCACTCGGGTTTCCGCCCCAGAACAAACCTTTAGTATTCATACTTCCCGTTGCTTGTTGAAAAGAACTATTAACGCGACCCTGGCCGAATGCATCTTGGCTATCCGTGGATTTGCTAAGAAGAATACAAAGGTCAATAAGAAGCATTCTATCAGAGAGAACTTCTGTATACCAAATGTTTGCCCCGTTAGCTTTTGCGGCGTCAATTTCCTGTTGTGCGGTTGTCGAAACCAGACAGGCCTGCCCACTCAGACTACGCAATTTTGATGTCGAACCACTTCCGTTGTAAATCGGTGTATAGAAATGGTCAATCTCATAATTGTTGATGTCATAATTCGACCAACATTCAAATGAGGAATCCAATTTCTTGTTACAGATACGGAATTGGTAAACACCACTGACCTCCTCACGGCTGACATAAATTTTCGGCCACTCCATCATCGCGTTACCATCAAACGATGTATTTGCGACATCAGAAGCCGTACCGTCAGCTTTCTTCGTATAGTCATTGGGGTTGAGGTAGTATGCTACAGTACCATTCGAACGAAGCATACAAGGTTTCGGCATAAACCAAGGATTGTTAACCCAACTACCATAGTTGAAGACGCCACCGAAATTCATCTTCGCCGGTGTCCAACCATAGTTAGCAACTCCGGAAGGATAAGTAACACGAGCAGACGGGTCGGCCGTTGCAAGGGTTAGATTGAATCCAAACAGAACATAGTAAGATACACTCCAATTTTTGGTCAATTGAACATAACCAGCGCTGTTTGTTGCCTGCACCAAGAAAGTACCAGAGCCTTCATCTCCAGCACGGGGGTAACCGCCAATCTCACAAATAGCAAGATTGGCGCTATCGTAAGTATTGAGAATATCCGCCCAATCGGGGAGTCCATCAACACCCCAAGTCACAGCTGCACCATTCTTGTTAACGGTGAACTGAACAGAGACGTATTCGCCTTCGTCTTCAGCAATTAAATCAGCACCGACAATATTTGACGGCTTAAGGGCACTAATCTTATAAGCGATATTGCCGGAAACCGTAGCACCTGCATCGCTCGTAGCAGTGACCTTAAAGTTTCCAGTACCAACAGCCGTCGAGCTACCCGTGATGGCGCCGGTGGTTTGGTTAATACTGAACCCCGTAGGAAGGCCTGTTGCAGACCATTTTACTGTAAGAGAACTGTTACAACTTGCCTGGGCTGTTGCGGCCTGACCATAGTTACCATTCAAGGGCGTACATGTAACGTTTGTCGGTGCGCCCATGACAGTGACGGGAAAGATGCCGTAAAGATTTGCAACATCAACGGTGCTCTTTGAATTTCCACACTGAATCGTGTAGGTTGTATTCGGGTCATTGGCCGGAATGTCAACGACATGAGAGGCCGGAACAGTGCCACTGTAGTTCAAGCTACCGCCAATTGCAGTGAACAAACTACCGGTGGCAATACCAGCTTCAAAGGTTGCACGGAGAACAAAGACACCGGAGGAAGCAGCTGGTTCAGCCCATTCGCCCAAACCATTCAAGAATTGGTCAGCCGTACCACCTTCAGGGAACTCATACTTCTTACCGAGCTCTTCCCAAAGACGGTCCCAACCGATAACAGACATTGTGCCGTCAACTTCAACAAACACTTTTCCTTCAGTGGTTCCGCCATCACTCTTGACAATACCGGCTGTATCCGCTGTGGCAATTTCAATAGGGTCATAGTTGATAACATACGCAAACTTGAACGATACACCGTCGTAGACATAACGAGTCGTTGCGTCCTGCTGAGTCTCGTCATCCAAGACATATGTGAAGTCGCCGATGTGAAGTCCTTCGGGAATTGTATAGTTGTCGAGGTCGCTCTTAGTTGCAAAACTCACTCCGATAAAGTGCCCGCCCTGCTGTTGAAGCGCCGAGACATCGCTACGCAAAGAAGTGATTTCGGAATAAGCCTCCGGAGTCATCAGACCCGCATCCTCATTGGAAACCATCGGAATGGTCTTCTGGAATGTGGTTGTGGTCTGATTGCTGGCGTTATACCGAGTAATTGTCAAGGTTACACCGGTACCATCGGCCGTATAGACCCAATCGACGATAACCTGAGGCATCTCGGAACGATTAATTTTGTTTGTGTTGAGCTGACCCTCCGCAGCTTGTGCTCTTTGGCTTTCATTTTGAATTCCTTGAGTACGAGCTGTAACTTCATCGGCAAGACCTTTGACGAGGCCTGAATCTTCATCGCCGACTGTGTTTTCAAGGTCAGCAACCTGCTTCACAAGGCCTGAATTTTCATCGCCGATAGCATCCTTGTTTGTGTTGGATTGAGCAACAACATCTGTGACATTGTCCTGCAAATCCTTGAGGTCTTTTGCCGTAAAGACGCGAGCGCACTTAGTACCGTTCAACCAGGCAAGTGCTCCATCGCCGCGTTCGACGGTAAGCTGATTGTTTCCCTCACCAATTGCCATAACCAATACGGTCTCGGTAATGGTTTTGTCAATACCGAGTGTAAGAGGATACGGAACTTCCTGAGGAAGCACATCAGAGTTTCCGACAACAATAAATGTATCGGTTGCTGTGATGTCTCCCATAAGAAAGGTTGAAGGTGAGTCTTTCTGCGGGGGATACATCTTTCTAGATTCCATGAATTATTGCTCCTTTCATTTAATAAAAGCCGATATGACCAGCGCCTCCACCTCCGGGTTGTTCAGAGACAACAGACCCATCGGGTTTCAAATATTTGGAAGGAATTGGCGCAGATATCTGATACTGCAGCCTTCCAAGTTCTGACGGAGGTGTAATGACATTACCGGAACCATCATAGACTCCGCCATCTGCTCTTAAGAACTTTTCAGTTTCCATTAGTATTGTCCACCTCCATGAGAATTTGTGAACAAACGAATCTGAATATTTGCCTCAATCCTGGTAAGGCTATTAGGCACAATTCGGATGATATGTTCTCCGCGAAGGATATTTCCATTCGCATTCTTATTCATATAGTCAATCAAGTTTACATCCTTGATGGACGAATCATAAGACCCAACAAGTCTGTCATCCAAATATACTTGCATAGACCGTGCCGAAGGACCTTTATAAATTCCATATTCGATTTGATGTACGTGATTAGGTAATGTTATGTTGTGAGTATGCGTTGGAATATAAACACTATGTGTATGTGTTGGTATTGTTACACTATGTGTATGCGACGGAATATAAACATTATGTCTATGAGATGGAAGATATACTGAATGACTATGCGATGGAACACTTACTCTATGACTATGAGATGGAATATTGAATCTATGACTATGTGGATGCTGATGTGTTGGCATTGCATGAATATGATCTATTTTAACCATATGCGTATGCGATTGAACAGATGTTGTTGTTCGTGAACCGCTATCACTCCACATTTCACTAGTTTTTCCATCTCTAGACCATTCGGAACTTGACCATACAGCATTTCCTTGATCTGTACCAACCTCGTATGTTTCGGATTGTTCGATTCCGCCTCCATTTTGAGATGTTACTTCGGCTCCTCCACCACCAGAACTAGTAATAGTTGAGTTACCACCATCTGTAGAAGTTTGATTACTTTCGCCACCACCAGAACTTGTTTGTTCTGATGATCCCCCATTAGAAGAAGTAAGATTATTACTTCCTCCATCGGAAGATGTTATAGCCCCAGCCCCTCCACCATGAGTAGCTCTAGAATATGCTCGGAATCCAACTAATTTAGCTGAAAACCTTATTTCATTTACATGAACAGCATTATCTGGAATTACAAAAGTAACTTCGGATGGATTTGCTGCATCTGCATTATCATAGAAACTATCCATAAAAATTGACTCAGTTCCTTGACTATACATTTCAGAGATACGTTGTTTCTCCACAATGTTTGCCATGGATTCACCAAGGTCAATTGTATCATGACCAAGAACAATACTTCCACTATTTGGATAGCGTGTTAAATCATCTTTTGTCAATTCTTGAACAACCATATACTCATCAAACAAACCTTCGACCACCCGAACCGTATCCCCGATTTGGAGATTTGCGGCTGATGAAATGGTTTGTAGGTCTATTTCATATGTAACAGTTGGTTCTTGAAGCTTCTCCAGCATTGCTATTCCTGTGGCTTTCAAAGATTCTTCAATCGTGAACCGTTCATCTGTCCATACTTGCGTTATTACGCCGTATTTATCAACATTCGGCGATTCAAGATATGGAACGCCATCATTAACGTTCTTAATAGTTAGTTTGTTATCGCCTTCTCCATACCCGTAACAGTACAAACGAGTTGTAAGATTAGTGGGGTCGATGGTTTTGGTCATTCCCATCATGTTCTTCTTGTAACGAATATCTGTTACAGGAATCTCGGAAGTTTTCCGAAGTCGAAGTCGCCATGGAAATGACTTTGTATCGAAATCCCAATAATAATCGGTTTCGCTGAATGGTGTAACAACAGAATATAATGCACTGAGGAGATTTTCATCCTGCCATCCATATAAATATTGATGGTCATAATCGCAGATATCTAAAATCCATCTCTTTTGGGATTGATGCTCAAGAATATAAGCAATAACATTTGCAGTATAAACTCCTGTATCACCAACCTCATGCCATTCCAGCATTGTATCATCGATTAGAGTTCCAAGTACATGCTCGAGAGAATACCGAATGTTAGCACCAATGCCGAGAGCCTCTTCGACCCTCGGCATGATGCGAAACAATCCAACATAACGGTCTTTTCCGCCACCATCAACATCCCAAATTTCTATCAGATTAAAAGATTCACAATAGCGATTCTTACCATCAGAAAAAGGCATCGAAAATTCGGCGGTCCAAAGACTGTTAAGATTTTGAGTATAGGTTATGTCATACGCATTTTGCAAATAGGCAAGACGTTTCATCGTATGCCCATCGTAAACTGTTAACGGTTTCAATAAAACGCCTCCTCCTCTTTACAGCCATCTGTTTTGCCAAATAGGCAAGACGTTTCATCGTATGCCCATCGTAAACTGTTAACGGTTTCAATAAAACGCCTCCTCCTCTTTACAGCCATCTGTTTTGCCAAATAGCCGTAACGTTCAATTCGCCTCCAGAATCGGTTTTGATTGAAATATTATTTTCTCCCGGAGACAATTCGAAGAAAACACTATCGGTAGTTACTGAAGACACATCTTCTTTGCTTCCAAACAAGACGACTAGTATATCGGCGTCTATTGTCACCGACTCCCCGGGCATTAAATTAATTCCGTCCAATTCAAAGATGGATTCATTTAGAGCGCTTAATCTTCTAAGAATAAACTCAGAAGTGCCGCTCATATTAATGGTCAAAGGTAGTTGCAATACTAACTCTCCAGTTAGCTCGCCCGTACCTTCTATTTCATCAATATTTATAGGAGTACGCATAACCATTTCGGTCCGTATGTCTCCTTGTCCATCAAATGGCACGGACATATTTTGCCGCACGTAGTCACGTCTCGATTCGAAATCTCCTTCTCCGGTCATTACATTAGGATAAATCGGAGTTATGACAGTCGGCCTGGGCGTCATTCGCCCGCTACCAGACATGTCGCAAGAGATTGCCATACGAAGAATAATTGGCGTGTTTTCAAATTCGCCAACACCAGCCATCGGAGTACCAACATTTGTCTCAAGAAGTAAGCCAGGATTCAAATCGCCTTGGCCACGAATTGTTCGCAAGGGAATCGGATAGGCTATAACAATTTGAGTGCGCATTGAGGAGGTCGCATATAGAATCCCGTTGATTCCATCTTCAGAGACGCTTCTGTCGTAAGCGTTTCTGTCGAATAGATTCTTATCGAACATAGCGCCTCACCTCCTTATTAGGTTTCCGATACTGTGAGGCTCCCGATAGGCACAATAGGTTGTACGCCCTGATTCAATGCATACGATGTGGCTAAGGAGCCGAAGTATACGAGATTACCACCGGTCTGGGCGTCTTTGAGACCAGCGAAAGCAATGTTGCCACTTGCACTCGGCACAACGCCGAATTGAATGGCTGCAGAATTCTGAATTGTTGCAGCACCACCGCTCAACTGCGGGTTGCCGAAAGTGACAGCCTGGCGCTGATATCCATCATAATTTGCCTCAGTGCCGGTATCGGCATCCGTAGGATTGGTGGAGTACAAAGCCAGATAAAGCTGAGTCGGTTGTGTAACAGACTGATTACGTGCCAAGAAATTCAGCACGAGCTGCTTTGCAGTATTTGATTTAGGCATAATATCCTCCTTAATTATCGACGAATCTGGCACTTAAGACCAAATTGCGTATTGGTTGATTACCAGTGTTCTTGATAACCAGACGAATCGGTGTTTTGACCGTTCCATCAGTGTGAACAGTAAAGTTCTCGCCACTTTGGATATTGAAAACTTCCTGTTGTGCCGTCTCATATGCAAAGGGATGATTGATTGTAAACTCCAACTCAAAAGTAGCTACTTCAAGTAACTTAACAGTTGGAGGAGGAGAACTCAGAAATGCATTATAATGCATCTCCGGCTCATAGTCGTAAGTGAGTTCCCCAACTCCATCTAACCATCCTGCAATAAGACGGACTTGCCTCTGAAGATTGACACCGGGCTGTGCTCCGTATGAACACGATATTGTTTCCACACGGGACTCATAGCCGCCATCCTCTTGAATGACGGCTGATGAGCGACCCGGAATTTCTATCAGTGACCTGCGTTTCAAAGGAGACAGCATTCTATCCCCAGGAGTTTCATAGACGTTAAAGGTCGAACTATGAATACCCTTAAACGTAAATCCGCCTAACATGCGATATCATGCACTCCTTTCTTAATGCGGATAGGCCGGTCGTTGTCCTCTACCACGAAGTGCCGATTGCTGCTTCCTATAAAGCTTTTCTGCAATAGCATCAATGTCGGCTTCGGAACGAACAACAAGCCCGTTCAGACTGAACTGATTAACGATACCTCCAGATTCTCCAGATTTATTTCCATTTTGACCGGAAAGCTCCTTGGAGATTCTTTTGGATGTGGATGCGAGAGCAACACCACTGCTACCAAGCATCGCCGAGATTCCATCGGTTCCACGCTTCACATCCGACAAATCAACAACAGGCCGAATTGTAGGAATGTAATCAGGACTCTCTTCAATCAAACGAATAGCATTCTCCATCACATCGACAGTCTCTTCGGCCATCAACTCAGATGCAGACACAGCTTTTCCAGTATCTTTCTTAATACCAAGCGCCAAGCCTTGAGGGATAAACTGACCAAGTGTCTTAAAGATTTTACTCGGTGAGTGTTCATCAAGAGCTTTTTGTGTTGCAGCAATTGCTTCCATTGCCATGTACCTTGCAGCAGCGTTTGAGATGTAAGTGTTAAGATAGATTCCATCCGCAAAGCCTTGAACAGCATGGCGACCAGAATCCCGGAATTGTTCGTTGATTTCATTGAGTTCGCCCTCAGTCGTTCTACCAAGAGCATCCATGTTTTGTTGCGTGTCTCTAACGATTTGTTCTCCAGATGCATCGAAAGTCTTTTCGACCTCGTTAAGTTTAGTTTCGACGGTCGTATTCAGATTTGCAATCTTATCTGCGTACTCCTTATTAAGAGCATGTAGTTCTTCGGTTGTCAAATCATGAATGTCTTCCATTGTATCCGAGAATTTCTCTTTCAAATCTCCGAGTTTCTTCTCAACTTCGGTGTTAATCTTAGCCGAAGTATCAACAAATTTCTTTGCGACCTCTTCGAGCTTTTTGGACGCCTCTTCATTCAGTTTGGTCATTTCTTCCTCAAACTTCGTATTGAGGTCGTTCATTTTCTCAGCCAAATCAGAATTGATTTCGTTGGTCTTCTCTTCGAATATAGCTCTCGATTCATCTAACGATTTTCTTAAATCGTTATTGATTTCGGCCATATCCTCCTTGAATACCCGAGCAATCTCATCAAGGTCTTCATACATCTGGCGGTCAACGTTATCCATTGCCAGACGAAATTCATCCTCAAGTCCTTGCAAATCAACAGCTGCTTGAGCTGTTAAATCATGAATTAGCCGAGTTGTATCGTCCTTGAGTCCTACGAGTTCCTGTTCAGCCTTAACTCTTGCAAAATTATACTTACCGGCAAACAAAGTAACATATTCATCAAGTTGTTCATCGGTTAGGCTGATAAGAGCTTTGATTTGGGCCTTACTTGATGGGCCCATTTCCTGAAGCTCTTTAATAAGAGCGTCACCAACGCCACGACCAGCAAGTTCATCAAGAAGTTGTTCCCATTCGCTTAAAGCAGCACCCTGGTCACGAAGATTCTGAAGAAGGGTCTCTCCATCATACTCTTCATCTGGGGCTACTTCATCGAATAAACCATAACTTCTGTAGATTGCATCGGCACGACTTTTAACAGCGTCCTCATACGCCTTGTTAGCAGCTTCAATATCTGATAGTAATCTATCATTTACGTCTTTCTGCTTCTTGGCGTAATCTTCGCGCAATTTAAGACGTTCTTTCTCGGCATCCTCAAGAATTTTGTTATAATCTTCTTGATACTTCTTCTCTTTGGATGCACGTTTCTTGTCCGCCTCTTCTTGTGCTTTTTGGACAGACTTTTCATAAGTCTTCTTAGCATCTGCTAATTTCTCAGCAGCCTGTTTTTGAGCATCGGCGACATTCTTGTTGTATGTGGTTTCGAGGTCTTCTTTCTTCTCAGCAAGTTCTTCATAGATTTTAGCCGTTTCGTCAGCATACTCTTTCTGAGCATCCAAACGTTTTTGAGCAGCATCTTCCTGAGCAGCAGTAACCTCTTCGACGTATGTTTTGCGAGCTTCATACATCTCTTTTTCCAATCGATAGATTTCTCTATCAATCTTCTTACGTTCTTCCGAACCTTCAGCGTACAAAGCTTGTGTTGTGCGATAGCTGTCCAGTTCCTCTTGAAGACTCAATCGACCATAAAAGTTTTCCTCTTCAATGTAAGCTTGAATCTTTTCAAGTTCTGATTTCACTGTGCTAGCAGTTTTAGAACCACCGAGCCCAGATGAAGAATCAGAAAGAGCCGCTTGCATTGTACTGGTAATATGGTCACCAATACCTCCACCAACACCAGTCGCAGCATCGGTAACGGTCGGGTCTGACTGGAAGATTTCCAAAAGGCTTGCGATTGTGGAGGTCATTTGGCCTTCTCCGCCTTCTAAGCCACTGACCATTCCAACCATTGTCATGAATGAAGTGTCGATTCCTAAATTCTGAGCGATACCAAGTAGGTCGTTTTTGCCATTATTGATTCCTTCACCCAAACTCTTCGGTATCCAGTTACCAATGTCAAAGAAAATTTTCGAAAGACTATGAACTCCTAAGGTGTCTCTTACACCTTCTTCAGTTGCCGAGGCCATATCTTCTCCGGCCTTTACGGCTACACTTTTCTTAGAGGTAATACCATTGGCCAAACCGATTGTACACCAGCGACCAATAGAATCAAATACTCGGCTAGGAGAATGTGAATCAAAGATGCCCTTAGCTTTGTTAACAATGGCAGTTGCAACATCGCCAATAGCCGACAGAACAGAATTCTTCTCGGAAGTAATTCCATTTTGAAGTCCTTTGACCAAATTCTTACCAAGTGTCTTAAATTCACTCTCATAGCCTTTAACTTTTTTGGTAGCGGCATCGAGAATGGTAGCAATTGCATCGGTATAAAGTTTTTGATTGTTTGTAAAGGATGCTGCAGCGTTCTCCAGAATTTCTTTACCAACAACTTCAAAACTCACTTTAATTTCTTCCATACTCTTAAGAGCAGGAGAAACCGTAGACCAATCTGCTTTCCCCAATGTCGCGACAAACTTAATAAGTTCGTCTGCGAATTCATTGAGTGTGGTGTTACCTGTAAACAATTGTGCCAATCCGCCACTATTCTTCAATCCATTACTCAAATCAGAGAAAGAAGTCAAGGCAGGAAGCATTTTGTTAATTGTATCGACTGTGGTTTTTGCAGCAGTTACTTCTGTCGGAGCAATTGATGCAAACGTTGTGATAAGGCTTCCAAGTTGGTCGGCAAAGTCATCAATTTTGTTGTCACCAACAAAGACTGATACAACACTTAATCCACTGTTCGGAAGACCTTGACCAAGAACTGAGAATGCAGTCAAACCTTCAACCATAGGAACCATTGCAGCAAGAACGGTTGTAGCATGATTAGCTTCTTCTGTTGTAATTGCAGCAAATGCTTGAACCAATCCTGTAAGTTGAGTACCAAATGTATCAATAGTATTGTCACCAACAAAGACTGATACAACACTTAATCCACTATTCGGTAAACCACTTGCCAAATCTGAGAAGATTTGTAGATTTTCAACCATTGGTGCCATTGCAGCAAGAACAGTTGTAGCATGGTTCGCCGCTTCGGTTGTTACATCTGTGAATGCGTTAACAAGACCCGTAAGTTGAGTGCCAAATGTATCAATAGTGTTGTCACCAACAAAGACTGATACAACACTCAGTCCACTGTTCGGTAAACCACTTGCCAAATCTGAAAAGATTTGCAAGTTTTCAACCATTGGGGCCATTGCGGCAAGAACGGCCGTTGCATGGTCTGCATCACTCGTAGTAATGTCAGTAAATGCACCGATTAAACCACCAAGCTCTTCACCGAATGTCTCAACTGAGCTCTTACCAGAAATGAAGTTAGCAATTCCGTCAAGAACTGCTGCTCCGGTAATAGCTAAGAAAGCTCCGGCTAAAGATTTCAGTGTTTCAACAGATTCAGGTGTAATACCAGACATAGATTGGAAGAAGTCAGCTAAGCCATGCCCAACGCTTTCGAGCATTCCTCCGCCAATACCACCAATGAAGTTACCGATGAACCTTCCGATACCTTCACCAACAACAGCAAGAGCATCAAACCCATCAATAAGAACATCCATCGGAATTAATTGCAACAAAGCCGCAATTCCCGTAAACACACCGATTACTAGAATCAAAGATGCTAAAGTGCCGAGAACGCCGAGAAGCATGGGTCCAATCGCTCCGCCAACAGCAGCAAGGACCGGCCCCAAAGCCGCTAAAGCAGCGAATAGACCACCCATAAGAACTACTCCGGCGGAAAACTTTGCTAAACTGTCCCAAGAAAGAGATTCGACCATTCCAAGAACGGGTTGTAATGCGACAAAGAACAACATAGTTGCGCCAAGAATGGCAACCATCGATACAAGGCCAACACCAAGACTCTTAGCAATACTTCCAATGCTTGACATGGAAGCGCTCATCTTCTGAACAGCCTGAATCAATGCGGCAACGCCAACCGACATAAGACCAGCGGCAACAACAACAGAAGTTAAACTCTGTGCTGCTTGACTCAGAGATGTTTGGTCTATCATTGCAAGTAATGCGAGGCTTGCGGCCAAAGACATTACAACAACTGATATACCAATCATTGTCCCAAAGACTTTTGCATCTTTTCCAGAGATTCTTGCTGATACTGCGGCAAGGATTTCGATACCAGCAATGATTCCAGCCATCGCAGTCAAAGTTTTAAGGCCTTGTGAAATCTGCTCAGGACTGAATGCATTAATAATAGCGATTAATCCAACCATTGCGCCCATTGAAATGGTTGTTGACATCAGAATCTTTTGAAGCTTATTCCCGCTGCCACTTATACGAGCCGCAACAGATGCTAACAATTCAACTCCGACAATTATGCCACCCATACGGGCAAGTGCCGCTGTTCCTTTATCCAATGTTTCGGGTTCGAATTGTCCGAGAATTGCTACCAAGGCGGTCATACCTCCAAGAGCAGCAACCATAGAGATAAGATTAACAGATAACTTCTTACCTCCGCCAATTCTAGCACCCAATCCAACAATTGCTTGGAATCCTCCGATAATCAAAGCCATTAAAGCTAGATTCGGAACAGCATTTGTTAATGACCGGTGGTCAATTAATGAGAGCAGCTTTAGGACACCGACCATAGCAGTAAGTCCAACAGCCATCGATAAAATATTGGCCGAGAACTTGTTACCACCAGAGATTTTGGTAGCCTTACCAATGAGAATCTGATAAAGACCAATTACGCCGACCAATGCGGTCATTGTTATTACGCCTTTTGAGATTGCGTCATTGGATAATGTGTTAATGATTGCGATGGAACCAGCTAATGCCAACATACCGATACCAAAACCAGTAAGCAAAGACTTAATGGCTCCAGCATTAAAATTAGCTTTTGTCAAACCGGTCAACAAAAGCATAACAGATGACATAGCTGTGACTAAAACGGTCAGAACTGAAAGGACACCAACAGCCCGCCATACCGAATTTTCGTCAATACTGGCGATTGTCTTGAGAGCCTTTGACATAATAATCAAAGTTGTTCCCAAACCAATAATCATTGCTGTCGACCCAAGTCCTCCGCCTTTTGAGGGAATCATTTCAATTGCTTTAACAGCTGCGAAAGCAGCAACTAAACCCAATACTCCTGCGCCAAGACCAATTAAGCTTTTCTTAAGTTCATCGGCCGGAACAGTTGATAAAAGTTTAATGCTTGCAGCGAGCAAAGCAATAGAAATCGCAAGGTCTTTGATAGTTGTGTTCTGTTTGGCTCTTTTTGCAAATGTATCGAGTAAGCCAGATGCTGAATTTGCTAAGTTTCCAAAAGCACCAACGGCTTTAGCAACCTGAAGAACCAAATATAATAAGAATCCACCAACGACGAAGTTCATAATCTTACTGAAGTCAAGATTCTTAAGCGCTTCTCCAAGACTGTTAACTCCGGGAGATAAGACTTGCGCCAAGGCAGTTCCTATCGATTTGAAAAGGTCGCCAATCGTCTTAAGAACTCCAGATTGATTAAAGAGAGTGTCAAATACGGTCGACAGAAATTCGATTGCGCCAGAGAACTTTCCTTTGACCCAATCAACGATAACCTTAATCGATTCGACAACTATTTCCCCAAATCGTTTGAACTTATCGGTAATGAATTGAATAGGGTCATCGGCATACCATAGCTCGGTGACAAAATTACTAATACCTTTGACGACTGCTGTAATAGCATTTCTTATCAAAACCACTGCTATTTTGACGCCTAGCAAAGCATACTGGAAAACCCCAGATTGTTTGATAAGCTGATTCAGCATTACCAAGAAATCTCCGAGATTTGCTGTTAGACTCAGAACCCCATCACCAGCAGGAATGAAAATTTTCACAACTTCCAGCAATGCAGAACCAAGAAATTTAACAACTTGCCACCCAATGTCAACAACCGCAAAGAATCCAGCAAAAGTTCGCTGAAGTTTGTCAGCAACTGCATCGGTAATAATTAACTTTTGAGTTGCATCGGCAAATATTTTGGTAATGTTTAACCACTGAGCTTCTGTCTTCGGAGGGAAGATTTGGTCGAACGCTTTTGAAATTGGTTGAAGTACTTTAAGCAATGCCGTTGCGATATTCTTGAATCCTTGAAAAACATTTGAGATTCCGCCTGCATCTTTTAACCATTGAAGCATTTCGTTTCGATGTTCTGCTCCACTAGCAAAGACTGTCCAAAGGATTTCTGTCAAAGCGCTAAAATTAGCCTTTGCTTCATCCAATTGTCCGAAGATAATCTCATAAGTTCTCATCCATCCGGTTGAAACAGCGTCCATCGTTGCATTAATCGAATCCGAGAAAGACTTCGATTCTTGTGCTGCATGAAATGCCGCATTACCAATCTGAGACAGAACATCGCCGTACTCTTCTGCATGCTCAGCCATATAATCCATAGCTTGTGCTGCAGTATCGAGTCCAAGTTTCTGCTGAACTTCGTAAACCTTATCCGCATAATTCGAATATTGTTCAAGAGTCTTCAGAAGAACGTCGTTTGTAAACCATTTATCCTTAAGGTTAGAGTCAAAGTTTTGAATAGTGACTTGACCTTTTTGGATTGCTCCTGTTGCTTCAGCTACATCGATAGCGATTTGTTTGAACATTGTGGTGTTCATGTTTTGGTTCATGATTGACCGCCAGTTAAGCGTATCTACATAACCCATACTAATCGCTTGCGACATATTAAACATCGCAATTGAAGCAGCTTGTGAATTCTTTCCGGAATGAGCTGCCCATGTGGCAATACCTTTCATGGCTTTGCTTGAGGTATCCAAATCAACACCCGCTGCGACAAATTTCGCCATGTTATCCGACATATCGGCGAAACTGTAACTAGTCTCATCCGAGAACCACATCAATTGCTGCATTGATGCTTCAACTGTTGAGAAATCATAGCCGGCAGATACCATAGTCTGAACAGAGTTAATCTTCTGTTCATACTTTGAGAGTCCATCGACCAATTGGTCAATTGTTAGACTTTTAATTAACGATGCGCCGGCATCAACAGCGACCTCACCAATTCTGCGCAAGCCGCCGATAGCAATTTGTTCGAACGCAGTAAAGCTTTTTGAAACGGAGCCAATATCTTTTTCAAGACCACCAAATGGGTCTTTACCGACACCCTTTTCAAGAGCTTTTGAGAATTCCTTAAGACTGCCTTTTGATTGCTCAATGCCCTTTTCAAACTTAGAGTTCTCAAATGACATCTCAACAATCCGTTCGTCAATTCTCTTACTCATAGGTCTCTTACCTCCTTCCAGCATGCCTCAGCAATTTGGTCGAAGATAGGCTGAAGGGCAGGGTTGATGTAATCCCTGCCCTGTACGTAACCGCCTCCGCGAGTACCATGACCGTATTGGAGTAAGATTGCGATTGGATACCCATTCACAACATTGGAATTCTCAAAAGAAATTCCCCAATCATGAATTGTATAGCTCCAGCAGTCGGCTGTGTAACCGGTATCTATCGGGGTCGCCGAACGAAGGGCTTCGACTCCTTTAGCGCCATACCTCTCGAACGCGGTTCTAAGCCTACGACTGAGATTTTTGCTATTATCGAAGAATCGTTCGGTATTTTTAAAAGACCCTTTTAGAGTCATTTTAACCATACCCATAACAATATCTCCTTTAATTATGTTTCCGCAAAAGCTCCTGATATTCTTCTTCGGAAACAATTTTCCATCGCGTTTTCTTTTCCCACCAGATTGTTTCCTCGCCATTACCTTTTAATGTTTTGTATGCCTCGTGCATTCTGGTCTGAACGCGGCATTCATCATCGGTCCAGGCGCCGATGTCTCTGTTCGTTTTAAAACAACGATACAGGTCATTTCGTAAAATGGCGAGGAGAGCCTGATTTTGAGTTAACGCCAGCTCCTTTACTTCAGTAAGGGTATTCTGGACGTTTCCAAATTCGGAAAGAAGTTTCTTAAGCTGCACATGGTCTTCGTCAACTTTTTTTACCTTTTTTGTCAGTCCGATTTTTTCAAAAAAAGTAAGCAAAGTAATAATACCAGCGCAGATGGTAACAATTAATTGCCAAGTTTCCATCTGCATGTCACCTTCTCTTCGTATAATCCAGGCTCAAGTAGCCGGCTCCCGACTTTAATTTCCCCCACTTTTTGGCGCCCTGTCCATCAGCTTCGCCGACAATGGTGTAAACCTCGCCTTTGCGAACCTGACCAGCAACCGGATAGTTGGTGCCAGGACCCTTCCGGTAATTGAGTACCGAAGTGTCAACCGTCACGAGATAACTCTCAAACGGCTTGGGTGCCGGTGTCGGAACCGGGGGTTTCGGGGAAGGAGTTGAGGTGGGTATAGGCGTAGGTGCCGGAGTGCCTGCAAGAATTTTGTTGACTTCATCAGCAATATAACCGAGCTTGCTGTATATGTAGTCACCCGGGCAGGACTTATTGGCAAACCAACGATGAACAGTAATGTTCTGCTCGTTGACTTTTCCGATAAGATTCTTATCGCCCTTCCAGAGGAGCTTGGGAATGCCATTACGCTTACAAATATCAGCGCAGAGAAGAATGGTTCCACGAAGTGCACCATCCGTAATCTTGTACGGGCTAGCCTTATCGGAGGCAACTTCAATGGTTACAGCACGATGGTCGTTTGCGGAAGAAGAGGAGCACCAAGAGCGGTTCTTTTCCTCAACATACATACCAACATTACCGTTGTCATCAACACCGTAGTTGGAACTGGCCTGCCGTGAAGACGGCGCAAAAATATTACCAAGAGTTTGAAGCGAACAGTGACCAACCACACAATGAATGGTGATTGTGTCAATCGCATGATTACGGGTGCCGCTGTGATTCGGCGACAACTTCGTATATTTAACAAGAGGAGAGTTTGAGTATCCCATTATTCATCTTCTCCTTTCCCATTGGACAGCTCCTGACGAGTTTCCTCGCAGGCGTCACAGATTCCATCATTGTTCTTGTTGTTTTCCGCAGTGAGTTCCTCACCACAAATAAGACATTTCATAGTAATTACCCCTTTGAATTAAATTGTTTACGCCGCATGGCGTTGAGTTGCGCATTTCGTTCTGCTGTTTGGCGTTTTCCCATCTTCTTCGGAGGAGCACTCTTTTCGTCACATACGCGAATCAAAGTTAAAAGGCGATTAAGATGCCATTTTTGACATTCCATCGGTATATGATTTGAAATCATTCGGTAATAAAGAATTTCGGCAGTAACAATCTCTTTATTGGTGCGTTGATTATTTTTAGAGAATGTTGTTGCTGTCATCGGCTTATCGATGTAGGCTCGTATATCTGAATAATTTTCATTAGTCAGACCTAAGAAAATTTGAGGGTCATGTTGTCCAATAGACATACACCGAACATAGTCTCGAAATTTTTCGCGAGAAATTTCTTTTTTGGAAAGAAAGGGCTCATTCCATTCGGCTTCCCATTTGGCTAAGGATAGAAGCGAATGCTCAAGTTGAACTTTGCACGGCTTCGTTGTTTGGAATTTTCCAATTCTTTCATCGAAGATGTCGATTCCGGGAATTTCAATCGTGAGCATTCACTTATTCTCCTTTCGATTTAATTAGGAGTAGAGGGAACCGGCGCCATATTGGCAGCTTTTATCGCTTCATCGCGAACGTCCTCCGGAATAAGACCGAGGAAGAACTCTTTCGACTTCGCCTCATCGAAGGCCAGTTCATAGAACAGTTCGGAGAAAGCTTCAGTCTTACTGAATTTGATGGCGAGGTCATCGCTCTTAACGAACTCCTGAGTCTCCTCATCGCGTTCTCCATAAGCCCGAAGAATAATTTTCTTGAGCAGGTCGATGGTTTTCTTGTTGTTGCCGTCTTCGAGAGAATGCTGAAGATTTTCAACAAAACCACCTTTTGTAAAGGTCTGGAGTTCGAGCCATTCGAACTTGCTGAGATGGAAATGAAAAGTTTTGGTTACTTTCTCTCCATCGTAATTGGTAAATGTAACTGCTTTCTTAATCATGATTTTTACTCCTTTCAAAAGTAAAGGGCGGGATGCTTATGCAGAGCCCGCCCAATAGTGATTTGACTTACGCCGCCGCAAACAATTCGGCGATTTCGGCCGGCATCGGAAGACGAGCCGGGCCAGCATCGGTACCATACAGAATGTCCTCGAAAGCTTTCAGCTTTGCCTTGGCGTCCTCAGTAACAAATTTGGTAGAATCGATGATGAGATGCGCCGACGGCTTCATGCCGGGAACTTCAACGGGAGTAGTCGTGAATTCCCAGCTGAACTCGATGAGCTCAGGCGAATCATTGATGGTTGTATGGTCGGCTTCAGAAACAGATGCTCTCGCGTTATACACGAGATGAATCTTGTAACCGTACTCCATACCATTCGTGTCGTTGACAAGAGTGGTTCTGTAGCACAATCCAAAGATTTCGCGATTCTGCTGAGCAACGCTGATACCCGGAACAAGGTCAACCTCGCCAATGCAGGGCTTAAACTTATCGGGATACATGAAGGCGCCGATACTGCCGGCAAACTCCTCAGCACTCATGATTTCAAGATACTTCTGGTCATCCGCATAGAACGGAGTGGCCTCAGCGCCAGTCGGGGATTCAGCAATACTCGTCAGGCCATTCCAGGCCACACCGCCGGTAAAAGCCTTGTCTGCAGCTGCCCAGGGATAAAGAACGCCCTGCTTTACGCCAGTTTCGCCGGTTCTCTCACCGGTCTGGTCCCACATCAGTTTAGACATAATTCTATCTCCTTTTTAATTAATAATATGTTGCGAAGACATCGTGATTCAAATCATCCGCGACAAAAAAGTTCACAAACCTCGTTAAAGGCAATTGTGCAACTTTGTCGGGAATCAAAGAGTCAGGGTCTTCTTCGATGACGGTGATGAGATAACACGTTTTGCTCAAATATAACTTGTTATTGGCGTATTTCTCATCTTTGTCGCTTCTATTATACACGATGGCCGGATAGGTCATCTCAATAGAAGCAGGGGGCTGGAAATAGACTTGGTCAGAGCCAAGAATTTCCACAAGTTTTTCATGTAGTTCAACTCTTGGGTCTCTCATTTCTTATACAGCCCTCCTAACTGTAGAACAATACGAGGACGATTAATGTTAAGCGATTGCACTTTCCATTTCGTCCCCATAAATTCCACATATACGATACGACCGCAGTTTTGGTAGGCGTATGGGTCGGCGAGAATAGAGATTTCATTATCAATGTTGAAGTTTTCGTTTACGTGTTCAGAAGGCTGCCACCTCTGCTGATTACGTAATACATCTCCTCGATAAAGGCGTTCAACTATCTCGTCTTTCCATACGCCAGGTTTGCCTTCGGTCGGAATAGCGTAGCCGACCTTGCCATAGTATTTAGCCATAATCGGCTACCTCCTTCCATTTTGACTTAACCGACAGTGCCGGCCGGAATCTCTTCCTCAATCCAGAACGCAATCGCGGACTTCGGAACAGTCAGGGCGCCAGAGCAACGAGTCTCAATCAGATACTTGTACTGGTTGAAGTCGATGTCAAAATCATCGAACATTGCAATGGAGCCGCCCTTGTCGGCGCCGAGCGAATAGTCATTCATGTTGACCATAATACCAACCAGACGGAGCTGCTTACCAGCTTCGGTCTCGGTAGCGGGAGTAACAACCTGGAGGTAGTTCTCCATAACAGGAACTTCAACAAGCTCCTTGGCACGAAGGCCAGCAGACAGGTCAGCCTCAGTGTTATACAGGCGGCGGCCGGTAGTGTCCTTCAACAGAAGCATATCGCCGCTGATATCAGGAGTCGTGAAGAACGACGGAACACCAGAGCCCTTGTACTGCTTGCGGCCGCGAATAACCTGGTCAATCATCTGAGAAGTCGTTGTGTTTTCAGGCATGATAATCTTGATAGTATAGACTTCGTCATCGGTAGCGATGGGACGAATCTTGTCTTCCTTGATTTTGTCGTCAGAGGACGCAAGACGGCCATCTCCGATAAGCTCAGCGCGAGCAATTTCCTCTTCAAGCATCATGCGCATCTCCGCACGCAGCCACACAACAACATCGAAATCAGTGATGTCGATGATGTCATCGCGGTCAAGCTTCTGCTTTTTGTAAACGGTCTGCGGGTCAGTTGTACGCTTAAGCAGCGTGATGACTTCTTCAACCTTCTTATTGCCGGTAATGTAACCACGCGCACGGGCTTCATCAGCGGTAATATCGGCCAGGACGGTTTTGATGCGGGAGAAAGGAACATGCTTGGATGCGCCAAAGACCTTAACAACCCAATCAGTGTCTCTCTTGATGAACGCCGGCGTGTTCGTTGTGGACTTGTAGTCCGGGAACAACATACCGATATTATCAATGCCGTATGTACCAGCATGAGCCAAAGCGCCGCTTCCGGGTTTATTCTCATAAGCTTCATACGCATCAGAGATGGTTTCGTAACCATGCGCCAGGAAGGCGTTCTTAAGGGTGGACTGAGACTTTCTCGCATCGTCGAAAATCTCGCGAAGTTTATCGCGGGTCAGAGCGTCGTGCTGCAGAGCGCCATCGTTGGCGCCAGCACCGTTCTGCTGGTCAAAAATGTTTTTCTTCATAACAGATTCTCCTTCATTATTAGTATTGGAATGAGCTGCGGTGTTCGATTCACCATCTTCGCCCTCTTCAAGGGCATGAGCGAGAAGGGCGTAAACGGCAGTTTTTTGCTTGGGGTTGAGGGTATCGATGATTTCACCGAGCGTTTCGTCGTCTTCGGTTTTTTTCGCCCCTGTGTCCGCATGCTCAACCGTGCCTTCACCATCGACACCATCTTCCGGAAGGTCAATAGCATCGTGGGCAAGATACTCAGCACAGATAATTGCTTCTGTTTCGTCGGTGACATAACTGCCGTCACCATGTTCAAAAGCGAGATTATCGATATATGCCTCGGGATTCGCTCCGGCAATGACCAAAGAAACTTCACGGATAACGCCGTGAATCACATTCTTTGATTTCTCGACAAGCGAATTGGCATAAATGCTGAGCGCAGAAATGTCCCCATGCTTGACCAAAGCTCTCGCTGTCTGACCCGACTTGGTATCATTCAGAGAGCAATAGGCGTAAACGCCATCTTTGCGATTCTCAAGAATCGCGTGGCCAAGAATATTATCGGGGCTGTTATGCATGTGCTGGTAGACGAGGGGAACTCTTACCCCGTCACAGCTCTGAAATGCATCCTGAAGGATAGTTCGTCCGTCAGAACATTTCAAGCCGACTTTAGTTGCATAACCACTAAAGTCATACTTTTTCTGGTTTTTCTTCATTATTCGGTTCCTCCTTGTTTATTTTCGGGATTCGGTCGACTTTGGGCACCTCCTGAATAGGCATGTTCTTGTTCCTAAGCTCATTTGCCTGCGGAAGTTTCGACGGCTTCAATCCAAGAGCCTGACGGAATTCATTTGCACTTGCAATTTCGTTCCGGCTAAGAACATCGGCTGTTTCGGCCAATTCATCCGCGGGAATAAGTCTAAGCATATCCCGGAATCCCATAATCGATTGACCTTGTGTGCGAGCAGTTTTCGTCAAGAACTTTCGCCTAAATTCTTCAACAATCTTGATTACAATAGGCTCAATTGAGCGGTCATAATAATTCCGCATTTCAACAGGAGAAGCTTTTCCAGCAAAGACATCTTCACTGATACCTAATTGATTGTGGAATAATGTCTGTAAATATTGAACTTGTGTAAGAAGATTGTTTTCAGCAGGGCGATTCAACTGCGTAATGCGTTCTGTACCATCGGTATATGCAATACCATATCTTGAACCGCGTAATTGTTGTTCAATCATCTTACGTCTCTCATCCGCTTGCTTTTGTCGAGCTTCGCTTTTGATTGCGTAAGGCAATTGAATAATCAAATCGATTTTGCCAGAACTCGATTGTTCATCAACAGAATCCAAAAGGTTTAATTTTCGGACTAATCGTTTTAGAGTCGAGTTTGGCTCGTTCATGATAGAATATAACGGATTCTCAATGATGGCGCAAATGTTTTTAGGCACGGTAATTTCCTGATGAATTCCCAATTGCTGATTCAAGATGTCAACACGAATATGATTCGGATACCACGCAATGATTTTTCCAACGCGTAATTCGTAGATGTCATATCCGCCTGTCATCAATGGACTAGCACTTGTGGTAACAGGAACAACGGCAACTACGCCGTCATCAAACATGCTTAAAACAATATCCTGAATTAAATCGCGTCCCGTTTGGTCGATGTTAGCCTCCACGGTCATACATTGATTCAAAGGGTCATCGATTGTCTCAAGATATCGATTGTCGTCATCGACACGAACGTGTTGAAAGTCAAAACTAGCAACATCCATCGCAATTCGATTATACGCGGCAGCGACTATAGAACGCTCGTTACCTCGTGAAAGTTTAGGATAATTCGGATTATAGCTTGACACATATCCAAGGTCTTGATAAGTGTAGCTATTTTCTGTCTCATCCCTTGCTCGGAAAACATTCCAAGCATTCCTGGCACGAGTCATCAAAGGTTCGGCCATAATCATCCTCCTTTCATGAGATTTTCATCCTTATAGGCGACCTTACCAGTTTTAAAGACGCCGCGTCTTAATTGGTCCATATCGTATCCGGCATCAGCAACAGCGGTATGGACTCCAATCTCACCTCTCTTCGCCACAAAGCGAAGAACTCTACCAGATGGGGCCGGTATATTTCCAACACGCTCGTTCATCAGCGAAGCCATTTTGTTATTGTACTGAAGAATAGTTTTGGAAGAGACGCGGCCATTCGGTGTGTAAGACATCTCAAGTTGAGTACGAACAAATTCGTTCATGTCCTTCGACACCGTTTTTTGGAGTTTGGTTTTAATCTTTTCTCCTTTTGTTGCTGCCCATTTGTTGTCTTTTTTATCCAATCGGGCCTGTCCTCTAGGAGTTAAAGAACCATCCGGATTTTGGTATCTCCGGACACCCCATTTTTGTCCGATAATTCCGTGGTGTTGGAGGACTGTTTGATTCATAGGTCATCCTCCATTTTTGTTCTTGTTAAGAATTGGGTCAACAACCAGATTATTCAATAACCCAGTTGTCAACCGAGAACCGGCATCAACAAGAGTTTTCTCACCGATTTTCTTAAGGATACCTTTTGCGTAGGACTCATTCCTTTTGTTTTCCGCAGCGGTTAATTCCTTATAGGTTTTCTCAAGTTGGAGACGGTCATTAAGGCGTCTCAATTCGGCATTTGAAAGGCCTTGGGTTGCATTCTTGCGGTCTGTTCGCGACTGGTCGTGGTCCTCTGAAGTTTTCGGTTTTTCACGATTTGCATTTTCGCGAGCTTTACCTTTGGCGGTTCGAGTCCCATCAGGATTCTGAAAACGCCGAACGCCCCACTTCTGTCCAAGGATACCGTGGTGATACAATTGGTTAATAGGAGTTGTTGTATCAACCATTACCGGATTATCGTAATCATCGCGTTCTCCAGAAGAACGTTTCAAATCTCGAATCAATTCCTCGGCACGCCGTTCGCTACCTAAACGGTCAATCAAAAGCCGAAGTTCTCGATTAGAAAGTTCGCTGATAGATTTAGTCTTATCAACGATAATCGCGTTTGGATTCGACATTTCGTTATGCACAGGCATTTGGAATTGATAATCCGAAATGGTCTCTTCATGCTTAATAACTCTGTTTGCCACATTCGAACCTCCTTTCTTATTCAAACGCGTCTTTATTTAATTTGTACGCAACATACGCATCCATTAAAGCCGCTACAGCATCTATTTTCTCTTCCCGATGCTTTTTGAGAAGTTTTCTATTTCCGTTTGTATCCTCGATAGTTACACAGTTGCCCATTGTAAAAGAGAAGAGTTCTTGGTCAAACATCAAAAGGCGTTCTTCCGAAATTTTCTTCAATTCACCAAGAGGGACAGATTCAGTTTTTGCACCCTGAATAACTTTCTCGATACCATATGGACCATTTTCTCGCTCCCATCTTTCAACGAACTCTCTAGCATTGTAAGGGTCGAATCCGAAGCAACGAACGTCATATGCCGACTCCTGCAGATATTTGTCAAGGTCATCATACACGTCCATCAAATCGAGTACGGCGCCATCCAACACCATAAGAGAACCTTCATTGATGAAATCGTCGTATTTTATCCTTATGGCACCAGGAAGTTTCGCTAAGGTTAAACTCGAAATGTAGCATCGAGTTTTAACACCGAATCTACCACGGTCCAAAGGAAATAAAAAACTAAATGCACAGAAGTCATCGCCTTGTGAAAGGTCTGCGCCCATAGCACATGGTAATTGCCAGAAACCTTGGCGATGATGTGGAATTGTTTCTTCATATGTAAAGAAGTATGTATAACCCTCCATCGGAATACCGAAGCGTTTCGCAAGAATGTCGTTGCGTGTTGATGGAGCTTTTTCAGCTCTTTCAACATCCAACTGATACGTCTCATACGTTACGGTCTTTCCAAGATTCGGATTTGCCTTCATCCACATATCCGGGTCTGCAACTTCCTCTACATCGTCTAATCTGTAATACCAAATCGACACGTGAGGATTCTGATAGTCTCCCTTTAAGATGTCAAGCAGTTCCATTTTGATTGTATCGCCGGAACTGTTACGAACAGTACCTTCCGAACTCGCAGCGATGATTAAGTAATCATCAAGTTTAGAAGCTCCTTGTTCAATTGCACCGACAACATCCTCACGAATGTCGCCAGACAACCACTCATCAACAGAAGAGACCTTTGGACGTAATCCTTGAAGTTTGTCAATCGACATTGGTCTTACCTCAAGAAGAGAACCGGTTAAGAAATTCTCAATTCCTTTTTTTGTAGAAGCTAACTTTACACGATTGGCACGAGAACCAGTTGTGTTTTGTAAAGAACCTTCCGTAAGGAATTGAAAGAGCGGACCACGAGCTCTTGTAATTGCGGTACGTATCGGCGACATAACTTCATCGGCTTGCTTCATTGTTGGAGCAGTCGTGATTTGATGCGTTGTCGATGTGTCAACGTTTAAAAAGTAATTTTGAATACAACTCATATACATTGACTTTGCGGCGCCACGAGCGACGATTAAGTATTGTTTATTAATCAATCGTTTCTGAATCATTCGCGTAACATATCGACTTGGTTCGCCATCATGCGCTGGTTCAAAAACTGAACGCTCAATAAAGTAATACCAGCCGAAAATTTGTTCGGCCCAAAGTTTGAAAGTATCCAATAGATGTAAATCTGCACCATCGGTTAATGTTAATTCCTTCTCGCAATATTTAACAAAACCTTCAACGGCATTTTCATCATAGAAAACACCAGGATTTGCGATTAAATCATCTATTCGATTCATCTCTAAAGAGATTTCTTTACAAACAGGGATTTCGCCTCTCAACACGGCGTCGCGAAACTTCCCATAATATTTGGGAGTAGCCGTGTTTGATAATCCCATGTTAGTCCTCCATTTCGCTTCCCGGTTCTAGTGGTTCCATAGCGCCGGGTTTATGTTGGACTTCAATGCGCCAGTCATATTCCTCGATTTGTTTCTGAATTGCACTCACCAAGAAGGAATTTTGAGGAGGGTCAAATATTAATCTTACACGAAGATAAACATCTGACTTAATCAATTCCAGGTCAGTGCGGTCTCCAATCAATTCGGTCCACGTTTCGTCGGCGCCAGTAATAACAATTCCTTTAGGTGGTCCAATTCCTAATTGGTTTAGTATCATTAATGCACCATTGATATGAATAACCAATTCTTGGTCGAAATTAGTATCTTCCACACCAACGCCAAGCATTTGCTTGATGGAGTTTAAAATACTCACCATAGTTTTGTATCTCCTTTCCTTCTTTCTTTTGGTAGATGGTATAAACTTTTCTCATCTCCAAAGTGAATTGTATTATGTGTATTAAGAGAAACGCAAATCAGAAATTCAGGGTCAAGAATTGCGTCGGTGCCATTTTCGAAATCTTCAATTGTTATCGGATTCATATGATGAACCCGAATTGCCTCAAAAATTGGGCGGTCGAGAATTCCAAGGTCACAAGAACTATCACGAACAATTACTTCATTCCGAACCAACTTCCATTCGCGCGATGTATAGAAGTTTTGATTCATATAGCGGTCAAAACCAAATGTAGCAATTCCTAATGTACCATGAAGCTTAAGGTATCGAAACCTTTCTTCAAATGTCGGTAACCGAATGAGCTCTGAATATGTTCTAGTCATCATAAGGTTCCTCATCAGGTGCTCCTTGGTAAGAACGCATTGCAGATAATGCATTTCCGTAAAGCTCTTCAACTTTCTTTTGAGATTGAATGGCCTCCGTCTTGGCTTTCATCAATTCAACTTGATGTTCAAGGAGCATTAACTCTTTCTGCTCTTTGATTGAACCTAATTTTAGGAAATGCGTAATCACTTGCGAGCTTGCCTTGTGATTTCGAATCTGAGATTCGGCTTCATCATAGGCTAAAGCAATTAATTGGTTTTGTCTTGCTTCCGGAGTACGAGCTGGTGCTGACTTTCTTACTTGTTCTGCATTGTGGACAATACGTTCGGCCATTGTATCAACCTCCTTTCCGAACACTTTTCAGCTCTCTAATATGACCGGTAATAACCGAAAGGAGCTCGTGCTCACCAACACGATGGTACCTAGTACCATAAAAATCACTACCGGCCATATTAGGGAGCTGAAAATATCACCCCCGGAGAATTTTTTAGGACCCAGCCGATAAGAGAGGGAGAGAGTGATATTAGACCCCCTCCCCCCCCTATAGGCAGTATTATTCTTCGGGAAGAATTCGTTTGTAAATTCCAAGCACGTTTAGATTTAAAATTTCGTCGATTGCATCATCAACGGCTTGGTTGTAGTCAGCTTCCGAAAGCTCATCCGAAACTTTGGCGATTCGAGCAAGATAATTCAAAGTAAAATACTTCTTATCTTCATCAAATCGTTTCCATTCATCCCATTGAGTGAAAGGATTAAATGGATTGTCGGTGGTTGTCAACATAGACTGCATTTAATCACTTCCTTTCAATGCTTTAGAAATGAGTGACGTCGATACACCAAGTGCATCAGCAATCTCAGCCAATGTTCGACCTTGTTGCTGATAGATGCGAGCTCGGGCCAGTTTGGCATCCGATAGTACGGTTTGAGAACGGGGTGTCGCTAAAGACTGAACATCCTCAAGCTTCGTGTTGTTGAGAATTTCTTTTAACAAATTGTTGCTAATTGCTCCAGCCTCTATCGCTTCCCATTCTTTCTCTGTAATGTTAATTCTTTGCTTAGAAGCTCCAACTCTTTCTCTCATTTCTGCTAAAGTTTGTCCTTTTAACTTCTTTATTTGTGAAGCATCCATGTTAGGGTTCGCTGCTTTCCTCTGTTCGATGACACGATTGCCAACAAGATGAACTTGACGTTCTAAAGGAGCATTGGACTTAGCAATACGAAGCTTTGCATTGAGAGAGGCTACTTCATTAGCATAGGTACGCTTAGCTGAAGGAGAATAGGGGGTCATTGTTATAGAGGCGCTCTCTTTTCTTGCCTGGTCGCCTAAATTCTTCATGGCGTTAGCAAAATCAGCGTACACCAATTCAATAGTGGCGGGGTCTTTGGATAGAAGCTCTCTTGCATCGGTGGCCTCATACATTTTTGATGAGGTCTGGAGTCTTTCCACGAACTTACCCTTTGAATTGATATATCCTTCTCCAGTAGGGGCGTATACTTTTGCTCCGGTACGGGTATTTACGGAATAGGCCCCCTTTCGAACGAGGGGGTCTTTATATTGGGCCGCCTGTTCTTTGGTAAGGGCCTTTCGAACAGGTACCCGTTTTTCAGAAGACGCTTGGGAAATGAGCGTGGAAGCTCCTCTAGGACTAGACAGTGTTCCTCCCTGGTACCGGACCTTTAATTCGGCTATGCCGTTGTCGATATAGGACTGGCGGTAATTTAACTCATGCTTCTCGGCATCAATTACCACCATACTATGTTTAACAGCACGGGCAATTTCATCAATAGGAGCGCCTTTTATGTTCATATCGTTGATAAGGTTGGATACAGAGCCCATTTCCATACCCTTTTGACGAGTTGTCATAACGGGCATACCATCATATTTGGGGTAAGCGGTCTTAGGATTAAACCCCTCCAATGCTTTAAGGGTGGGGTCAACTTTTATGTTCTTAGAGTATGGAATTGTGATGACGGTATCACCATCAAAGTCTGCTCCAGACAGTTTTTCCGCTGTAGCAGGGGTAATTCCGATAGCATCCATAGAGTTTCCAAGAACAGAACGACCTTCTTTATTATTGTTATTGATGGTCAGAACAGGGATTTCGAATGTTCCTGCATGAGGATAACGAATCAATGCTACTTTCTCGCCATTGCGATAGTTAGGAGCGTACGCTTCATCATCCTTCAAAGAAGTAATAGGAATGATAACATTTGAGGATTGTCGTGGTAAAGCAGCGGCTTTTAAATGTACCGCTTTAGAATCACAGTCATCCGCAAAAGAATCAAGAAGCCTTTGTTTTACAGCAGGCTGGGTGATTCGCATATAGGAATCAAATGTTTCTTTTTGGTCAAGGTATGCTAAATCGAGTTGCTGCTTTGCAAGTGTGGGAGATTGTTTGGAAAGAAACTGGCTTGATAATGTCTTCGACCACGACTGCCAGCCGCCTTCTACACCACTGTCTTGTTTTCCTTGGAATCCAACAATGTTCAAAGCGGATTGTTGCTCTTTTCCTTTGGAATCAATGTATGTAGATTGACGAATGGCAGCACCAAATTCATTAATCTTCTGTTTGCCGTCTTTATCCAAGTAAATTGAACCGCCATCTTCCGTATCGACCACAGTATTCATCTTTTTCATGGCGCCTAGTTTTCCAACAGATGAATTTTTGTTTGAGTTATAGATGACATCGATTCCATCAGGCATGTCATCTGCATAGATAACCATACCTTTCATGTAATGTGTGCCATCTACAGCAATACGAGCTTGCCCATAGTGTTTATCAGGCGGAAGAGCAAGGTCCGGAACACCGCGACGTACTTGAATAACTCCATCCATGGAAGTTCCCGATGGCGTGTCGTCATCAAACCGAACCATAACTCTTTTTGAATTAATAGAAACAGGAGGTTTTACGGATTTGAAAGTTTCGCCGCCATCATTAGACCAATCCGAAATCATCTGAACATTATGTGCATTTTTAGATGCATATACATATGCCATGGTGGATTCCTGTTGAGCTTTGGTTTTAGAATCCCATTTCGTTTTGTCTCTAATAACGTAATCCGCTTTTGCTTGTTTCATTGCTTCTGGGCTCATAAGAACGCGAACTGTTGTCTTTTGGTTCGTTCCTAACTGTGGTGTTTGAATATTGGTTAACACATAACCTTTATCCTCAAGTTCTTTAATGGCAACATCCATCTTAGACTTGGTTACGCCAACTTGAAGATGAGAACCAGTACCAACATCAATCATACCTTTTGAATCAGCTTGTTTTTGCAGCATTTCTACAGTGGCTTTGTTTGAAGCATGTCGAGCTTGTGTTTCAGGAAGTAAGATGTTCTTAACCGTGTTTGGCGAAACACCCATACGTTTAGAGATGGCAACATCAGAGTAGCCTTTTGCTCTTAAACGCGCTGCCATTGCCGCTTGTGCGCCGTACTCAGCCTCTTTTTCGGTGTGAATTCTTGCTCTTAGAGCTGTTGTATTTTCCATTCCTAATGCTTTAGCAATTTCGGGTTGGGACAAACCCTTTTTTTTCAGTTCAGAAACCTGAGTGCTAAAAGATTTGGAACGTTGAGGGTCTTTACCACTACCCCAAGGATATCGCCCAGAATGACGCGGTGTCCCATAATGCTTTAAATGTGCCATTAATGAGTTCCTCCTTTTTAGTCGCCTTTCAACTCCTCAATCTTGCGGTCGAAATCACGAATCTTCTGCATGATATACAAAATATTCTCAGGCTCCGGATTTGAACACAAAACTTCGTCAGATTGATATAAACGAAGTTCAATTTCAATATCGTTGGGGTCCACTTTGTATTCCAAACAAAAAAGCGCCGCATAGATTTCAAGTTGTTTGATAGAGCATGGACTTTTTCCAGTTTTGAGGTCGCTAATGCGTAGTTCATTCTTTCTAAAAGAAATTGCATCGGCGGTACCATAGCAATTATAAGAATAGAACAAACAAACCTCTGTTTTCATACGAAATCCAAGACAATCGTTGACGTACATATTCAATGTCTTTGATGTTCGCGGAAGTTTTACTCCCAAACGAATCAAATCGGCAGCTAGCTTATGAAGCTCTGTGCCGCGATTGGCTGCTTGCCAACTATTGTACGTCTGTAAGAATTTTTCGTCATCATAAGTAGTCCAATAATGCTTGGATGGGGAGAGAAATGCATGTGTGCCCTCGAGTCCAACATGATGATTGAGTCTCATTACTTTAACCTCCTTTCTAATTCATCCAAGACTTCTTCTAAATTCTTAGGATGAACGAAAGCTCCATATCCACCATCTCGATTTGCTTCCTCGATGTAATGGTCTTGGTTAGGTTGATGCGGTTCGTTCTCAGAGCGTTTACATTCTAAGAGCGCATATCGTCCATTTTTTAAAACAGACAAATCAGGATACCCCTGTAAATAATTAGCGTCATTTTTTAAGACTCTCGCTCCGGGAAGTCTTTCTTTTACCGCTTTAATTACTTGGGGTTGGAAATCGCGTTCTAATTTCATTCAAAGACCTCCTTTTCGCATAATAAAAGAATAAGATTGTTTGGCATTGAAGCAACTGGATAAATCCAGACATCCTTATTCTTCTATTATACACTATGTTTTTTCTGCGATTATGCAGATTGAAAGAAACGTGATTCGTTAAAGTTTTGTTTTGAGTTTAACGATTTTTGAATAGAAAGGTCAATCGCACTTTTTGAAAGGAGATGATAATAATATAAATCTTTGTATGGTGTGTCCATTCTATCAATTCTTCCTGCCGACTGAATCATAATTTTGTATGAGTATGTTGGAGAATAGAATACAATACAATTTGTTGTAATAGCATTCCATGCTTCAGCAGCAGCTGTATATTGACATAAGTATACCCAATCATTTCCTTCAGGAAGTTCATTATGGTTATGACCATTCCATTCGGCAAAAAGAATACCATGTGTTTGACACCAATCCCGAAGAATAAACAGTTCATAATCAAAATTATAGAATATAATGATTCTTGGATTTGTTTCCAAAATCTTATCCAGTTCGTCTAAACGACTGGGGTCAGAATTAACAAGCTTTCGTAATGCATAACAAAGTTGTCCAGCATCGCGGATAGGCTCGTCTTCATAAATATTCCATCTATCAACCATGAGAGTACGAAACTTATCAATATCATAATCGCAGAATACATTCTGATGATGTTGGACTGTGTCTCTCTCAAAATGCATAGTAACAACAATTCTACTTTTGATTTTAATAAGTTTTCCGGGATTAATATATCGTTCAACTTTTGGGTATTTGGTAAAGCGCGAATAAATCACATGCTCTCGAACAAACTCGGTTTTATTTTTATAATAACCGTTTGCAATGAACACGGGCATGAAATCCATCCATGTGTCGGCTGGTGTGGCAGAAAGAAGGACCCATTTATTTTTGGATGTAATCTTAAGAAAAGATTGTGTCCAACTACCGTAACCAAGAACACGGGTTTCATCAAATATAAAAATGGCGTCTTTAACAGATTCATACTTGGCGATGTTATTCCATGAATCAACCATTTCTAAATCTAATGGTACTTCAGCTGCTTCTTTTGCCCAATCAAGAGTATCTCGCTTTCTCGCAGTGGTGATTACATACACTTTTTTTTGGACAGTGGGTCTTTCAAAATGGTCGGGGGTAATAAGTGGCGTTATACCCCCAAGCCATTTTGTATAGACAAATGCTAAGGAAGTGAGAGTTTTTCCCGAGCCTACACCACCAACAAGAATACAGCCATTATGCATTTTTTCAACTGCGTCAAGTTGATAATCTTTAAGCTGTTTCAAACTCTCACCTCCTTATTTTAATCACAGTGCCGATGTACTACCACAAGCGCCATCACAGACATCGCAGTTTCCGCATCCGCCGATTGCGTCATCAGCGCCTTCGTGGTAGTCATACTTCTTGGCCAGCTCATCGACACGCAGTGTCGCGAACATACTCTTAAGATACGCTTTAACACCAGACTGGCCGCGAACATTCCATGTGTAAGGGCTCAAAATGACATCGCAGGTCTCAATCTCGGCCCAATCGAGAATATTGACATTCTCTTCGGTGAGTTTGGACTGGCGGCCTTCGGAAATAAGAACAATATTCGGAGGGAAGTTGCCGAACGCGACCTTAACCGAAATCATGCCCTGAGGCGGTTCATCTTCTTTGGAATCCAGCCATCTAATCGTCCAGCCGTCGGCCTCAAGCTGCTTTGCCACATCATCTTCAAGGAATATGCAGAAATTGCGGTTTCCTTTCGGATTATATTGCGTCTCCTCTCCGCTAAAATTGCGGAACATGAGTTTCGCGTTGTAAATGGTGACACGGTCGTTCACCTTATAGTTGTTATCAGTTTTCTTAGCCATTGTTATGCTCCTTTCTTAATAGTTGCATGTGCAACTGCCGGTGGGTGTGGTATATCTTCGAAACCAATTGGATACATTTCTTCGGGATATGGAGCTTCCGGGTCATCATAATCGTCCAGGAAGGTCTCCACATCTCCGTATTTGCGTATAGCTTCAACTGCATCATCAAGTTGTTTCCTGTAGTATGAAATATCAATAACATCCTCCAGTTGATTCAACCCTTTAACAATTTCTGCTTCTTTCCAACGATATCCTTTTGTTCCTGTAACAGCATCATACTTATTGTTCTTTTCGCGAAGTAAGATGCCGCCGCCAGTTCCTTCAAGTACTGGAACAAAAGCTCCAACCTTTCCAACATGACGATAATTATGTTCGTCTTCGGGAAGATTCTCGTTAAAGTCCAGATACATAGCAGCAGGGGCTGTCACAGATTTCGTCTGGACATAATCGTTGAATACAACCTCCTCTTTGCTGAATAATTTTTTGAAGAGGTATGGTTCCGCAAACTGTGCTCCGGTTGCCGTCCATTTACCAATGAGTTTAGCTTTTTCCGCCCATCCGTATTTTGCAATGTAAACGGCATTATTGACCAGACACATCTTTTCATAAGTTGCCTCATGTTCAAATGTATACTGGTATTGTTTTGCAAACTCCTTACAGAACTCGATGATTTCAGGAGTTGCATCCGCAATCTTAATCGAATCTGTCTTAATATGAACAACTGTGAAACCACGAGCTTGGACTTCGTCTTGAAGTGTACGCATGAACAATGCTCCACGAAGAGCAACAATATTATTGACATTTCGTGTATCACGCATAGCATTAATGAAAGAAGCACTGGTTAAACCATATGCACTGTTCAACGCTATCTTTAGAGCATAAGCCAAATCCTCAATCTTGGATTCATCTTCCAGATAAGGTGCAAGCTTTCCGCCCAACATTGTTCTTGCTGTTTCCAAATCACCGTGTTTAATTGCAATTCGGGCATTCAACAAACCCTGGTAATTTTTTGTATACTCGCCGAAGTAATTCATCGCAATGATAGATGTCGGGTGCATGGACGCAACATCGATGAGTGCAACGTTATGGTACATACCAGGTTCAGCATACACATATCCACCGAAACCAACATCTGTCCCACGATACATGTTATGCATTTTATTATCGGCGCCACGAACAAATTCATATCCCGGAAACGTCTCTTCCAAATGAGTATACACTAATTCGGGATTCTTAACGTTACCGAATACAATACGAGTGGTTAACTGATTCGTTGTGTTGTTCGGTTTACCACCGGCCAAGTCAGCCAAAATCTCTCTGGCAAGAAAATCAGCTTTTCTGGCATAAAACAAAGTTTCAGTGGCGATAACGTCGTTACAACAATACTCGATTGCTTTCGGCCAATATTCTTCAGGAAGAGCTTCATTAAAGTCGACCTCAAATTCCTGATGATGGATTCCCAAATCGATTTCCCATTTTTTAAGACTTTGTTTTGTCGATGAGAAGTCATAAATATCCGTAAACGAAATGTTATAGGCTTCTCTAAAACCATGAGCGAGCGAACCCTGTTTGGTTATCATCTTTGAGCTAAGATTATACAACTGCTCATTCGTGTATCCAAGATATCTGGCATACAGAATAGGGTCATCATATCGATGGTTGTTAAATCCAATCAATTTGAATTTGAACAGTTTCTCAACATCCTGGCTCGTTGGATTAACAAGAGAGACGACTTCATTATCAGGGCCGGCAATCTTATAACAAATCAGGAACAGATTTTTGAAGACTTCCACATCATAAAAGACGAACTCGTCAGGTGATACTTCAGTCTCACTTGTGTTTTCGCTTGTGAACTTCATCTTATTAACGAGGTCCACACAATATGTTGCTTGATTGGTGCTCTGCATAGCAAACGCTAACACACGACTACGCATATCCGTTACATCATACGACATTTCAGATTTATATGCGTCATCCAGGATTTTGAATATGAAGTCGCAATTAGGTTTTGTCCCTGCATGCACTTCTTTGTTCAAACCCTTTTCAATGAGTCGGCGAATGTGCATTTCGTTTTCGATGGTTTTTGAACTCAGCATCTTTTCTCCTTTCTTTTCAGGTAACCCAGAGGAAATATGCATGATTGGAATATCATTACATTTGGTGAGTTTCCTTCTGAGTGATGCCTTACCGGTAAATACCTTAATTTCAATGTCTTCCTCGTAAATACGACTAAGCCTGTTCACATCTCCATCATATATATAATGTAGATGAATCCCCGCCCCCGATTTACTAAGTTCGGCATATGTACTAGGCCATTTACTGGCTGCTAGAAGATTCTTTTCATAATCTTTTTCTCCTTTCTCGTTCTTCAAATCAAAGTCGATGACGATATGGTTTTCCGCTAAACGCAGGAAATGTAACTCCGAGGTTGAAATATCACGTAAGGTTGTATGACAATTATCCCACGCTTGCAGCGGATTACCAATAGAGTTCGTCAATTGAGCAGGCGCATCCGCATATTGTGAATCAAACAGCGACTTATCCGATTTGAATTCCAGCCAGCTTTTTTCCGGCTTCTTTTTTTCTTTCGGTTTTGCTACCTTTTCAAACATATCTTCTTTAATGTTGAGAAAGACATGATAAAAATGGCCAGCTTCTGTCTGATACTGCGCTTTGTAATCTTGGAAATATACTCGAAAATCACCGAGAAAAGTCTGGCGATTTAGTGGATGCTGCACTCCGGCTTCAAGACAGAATTGTTTGTACATATCGTAGGCTTGCGAAAGTTTGACGAAATCCATACCACGAAAGACCAAGAAGTTCTCCTGAACAAAGTTGTAAATTGCGTTGGTCTCATAAAGCATTTTTTCCGGACGATAATCATCATAATAATCTTCGCCCATCTCAGCATACTTCTTAAGACAATGGTTCGCAATTGCACCGAGTTCAAAATCAATTTCACGAACCAATCGTTTGTATTCCGAACCACTCACTTTTTGTCCGGATGGCGTCACATCAATCAATCTTCGAATAATACCAGATTGAGAGTCTGTGATTTTAACCGGTCGGTTCGTTCCCATAAACAAAAAGCATTGCACGGCCATTGCATATTGCGCCTTATGCTTCTCGTTTATTACAATAGGTTCGTGAGAAATGATGGAGTTCAATGTGCTGTTGTCTTCTATCTTGGACAGGTCACCGTCATGTTGAATGGCAACCAGTGGATTCGTCTTAAACACTTCGGTAGAGAATTGCGCCGAAGAATTTGCCAACGCCTTCGCGTTAAACGAAATGTAATACCCTTCTATCAGTTTTTGAAGAATGTTAAGGAATGTAGATTTTCCGCTTCCACTTTCGCCATACATAACAATAAATTTTTGAATGTGTTTACTATCCCCACACAGTATACTTCCTATGGCCCATTCGAGTTTGTCTCGTTCTTCGGGAGAATATAACACACTCATCAGTCTATCGTAGGCCTTACATTCGCCTTCTTCAAGATTATACGGGAGATGATGTGATGACCGACTCGCTCGTGTGATGTTGTCATTCTGGAACATGATTTTATTATCAAGCGGTTTGAAGTTGTCCGGCATATTCTTAATGAAGTTAACATACTTCTTCCAAACTCCGGATTCATCGCTCGACATTGTCTTCACGGAAACAGTTTGACCCTTATCAATCAGTTTATTTGCGTGTTTCCATAAATCCTGGTCAACCAGCCGAATGACTTCCATCTCATCTGTGAGCCAGGTGTTTTGTTCTTCGTCCCATACTGCGTAGAATGAATGTCCACGAATCATAAGGTCCTTTGAACGACCGACAATGAAGTCGGGGTATACTTCTACATGCCCGGCTTCCCTGTTTTTACTGTTATTAGCGGCTCTTTTCTCAAGAATTCGATAAAAATCCACATTTTCGCCTCCTTTCTTCATATTTTAGCCGAAAATGCCGATTTTTTGGTGAAATGACGGTTTTATGCATGGAAAATACTATAAATACTACTTTTTGACAGTATTTTCTTTATGCACATATTTTTTTTTTAGAAAAAAATATATATAGGAAAACATAAAAGGGCCTAAAATACTAGTATTTATAGTATTTTTGCTCGGATAGGCCATCTGTTTCTCAAATATAAACCCATTTGCGTCCAAATTTCGACCTTTCGCATGTCCTTACCACAAGAAATTGGGAAGATGCTCCCGGTTCCATCGGAAGAATACTCTCGAGCCAACCACCTATCAAGGATTTCGTGGATTTGTATGCTTCTATCCTTGCAATTATTGGTGTCCGTGAAACCTTTTAACCCGAGATTCTCTATCAAGACCCAGAAAAGGTTCCGAATATCCCAGTCTTCAGCCCATTGGCTACCATAAAGTTCGTGAGACATCCGAAAAGCAATTCCGAAAAGGGCTTCTAAGACCCTACAACAACCGAAATCCATCTCTGTTTCGTCTATATGGAGCTCCTTGGCGTACTGAGTCCTTAAAAGGACCCCGTCAGTCGCTCTATTTTCGTCGTGCGGAAGGATTCCATAGAACTCTTTAGCCCATAAAAGGTTCAAAAGTCTCTTGTAAGGAAGAAGCACTCCATCTTTGCAGGTTCGGAGCTCGTTGATGAGCCAATCTTTGTATTCAAGCTCCATAAATCTTGCTCCTTTCCGAAAGGAAGAGGGCTTGTTAGCCCTCAACCTCTTCATTTTTCTCTTTTTCTTTTCTGTCGAGTTCGTCCTTAATGTCGGTGAGCACATGTACGATGTCCCCCGCCATTTCTTGGCGACCTTCGTTATGAGCCGCTGCTGCACTTACTTGACACCAAACGTATCCGCAAATCCCAATCAGGGCACCTCCGATAATCGCTATCATTTTGCTAGGCTTCATAATAGATTCTCCTTTCATTAAGTTCTATTATAGTCCAGGATTAATCTGCATCCTTAGCAGCTTTGCGGCGGCTAATGATTCTCATCTCCCGCTCGGTAGGGGTTTCAGCGACTCCGGCCACGTCTTCCGCATAAGACCGAACAATGCGATGAATTTCATACAAGGTCATAAGGTCGTCGTTACGGACAAAAGCAGATGTTTGCATCTCAAGCTTGCGCTCGAAGTCGTATCAACAAGAACCGC